TGGAAAAGTGTTAAGAGCGTTCGAAAACTCGTTGACCGCCGGAGCCGAGGCTGCCCCATAGTTGGCCGCCGTCTTTGGAGCATTTAGTTTGTAATATTTATTAATAGTGTTGTTTTTAGCATTTTTATTTACGCGGTTCTTCAGGGTCCAAAGGTGCTTCAAATAGTTTGGCTCTTTTGCCATGGTGACGGCGTTTTTGTTACTGATCGCCTCCCAAATAGCCTTGGCGACAGCCTCGGTATTTGCATTTAAACTCCTATCTGTTGACCATTCTTTCCAGTTATTGGAGGCGGCGGCCATACCTTGAGATGAGCGCATAAAAAAGTTGGTCCTGTGTCCTGGCCTAAAGACCAGCCCCACTGTATAAGTAGAAAGCACTACAAATGGCTCTGTCAATCACCAAGATTTCCGACCTCTCTGTCTCCGACATCAAGTTCAGCGATGTGCGCAAGAATTCCAAGGGTGGCAAGATGGTCTACCTCAACCACAAGTCGGGTGGCAAACTGATGCTGAAGCTCCCTGCCCTCAAGGCCCCCTTTGGCCTGAGCACCTTCACTGACGAGGGCTCGGGCAAGGTGACCAGCACCAACCTGCCCTTGAGTGTAGACAACGCAGCCGTGGCGTCGCGTCTTGATGAGATCAACAAGGCTGTCCTGAACTTTGTCTATGACCACTGTGAGGAGATCATGGGCAAGAAGATGAGCCGTGATACTTTGACTGAGATGTACAAGTCGCCCTTCAAGCCCGCCGCCAAGGAGGGTTACTCGCCGCTCCTGAACCTCAAGGTGATTACTGACCCTGGGTCTGGTGCTATCAAGACCGAGTCTTACGACTCGACTGGTACTGATGTGCCCCTGGACTCGCTCGAGAAGGGTCAGTCGGTCACGACTCTGGTAGAGCTCAGCCAGATCTGGCGCACGCCCGCTGGTTTCGGCGCCACCTTCCGCGTTCACCAGGTCAAGTTCAGCGCGGCCAACAAGCTCCCGAGCCGTGCTCTGGTTGAGTCTGAGGATGAGGTAGAGGAGGAGGAGGACGAGGATGACGAGTGAATATGGCCAAGACTTAGAATATCAGTGTAATAAATATCTGAATTACTATTAGTATGAAGGTCCTCGGATCCGGTCGTCAGGGTGTCGTCTATAATGCAGGTCCCGTGGCTCTCAAGGTGAGCCCACGAGACTTGTCTGCTGTAAAACGCGGCGAAAATCAGCCCGCACTTGTTGAATACAAGATTCATGCGGCCGTGCAAAAGGTGGCCCGTGGAGGGGTCCCCAAGGTTCTCGGCTTTTCCACACAGAAGGATTTTGTCTCGGATCTTAAAAAGAATATAAAAGAAAATAAACATAAAAATTTTCACGAACAGAGCATTTTAACCATGGAGAAGATCAAGGGGGTCTCTATACGTGACTGGGTCGAAGAGAAGCACATGACCCTTACGGACGCCCAAGTCATGCGGGCCGTGCGGCAAGTCTTGGCGACTCTGAAGGCTATATCGAAAAAGTATCCAAACTTTCGTCACAATGATTTACATCTTGACAATGTGATGATAGTTGGGGGTCGGGCCAAAATTATTGACTTTGGCTGGTCACGATTGTCCCGCTCGGGAAACAACCCCGCGGTAAATACAGCTGTTGAGAACGGAACTGCGGGAGTCTATGGGATAGGCCCGCGCACCGACGCCCGCTACGACTCTCACCTCTTCCTGAAAGAGATGCGAACTCTTTTATCAAGATATCCCAAATTCAAGAAGACCATGGCCCGTCTGGACGTTTGGGTACCTGCTGGATATCGTGGATTTAACGACCGCTATACCCGTGAGGGCCGCCTCAAGTACGGACTGAGGTCTTACCCAGGACTTCCGAAACTTCACAATCTGAATGCGGCCAGACCCACGGCAAGCAGGAAGGTGTCCAAGAGCGAGCCTACGGGCTTGAAGACGCTGATGTGAGGCACAAGGGTCTTGTTCCAAAGAAACTTGAGGAAAAACGTCCAGAAAATTACGTATATGATGAATACAAGGAGGCTATACAAGCGCTCACGACGGTCGCGGGAGTAAATGATAGTCAGCATTATAATATGTTTGTAGATAATAATGGACTCGACCAGCTCTCGGGCCTTGCCGAAATCGGGCTGGGAGCGCGAGTTCACCTGGGATCCGTGGGGCTCGAAGGGGGTCGTTCACGACAACTGCTATGACTACGCCTTTGGGAGTTTCAGCGCGACCCGGATATCCAAGAGCGTCCCTGGAAACAAGAGTGGCATATCTTCGAACGGCCTCAACTTCCGCAATTGTGATGGTATAGTGAAGCGCGTCCTGGCCGATAATCCTGGGTCTGTCCGCAAGATGCGTAACCCGAACGGGAAGGCGCCTGCAGGATTCTACAAGGTCATGTGCTTTGTTGCGCCAACAAATGACTTTGGAAATTCTTCTGGAGATTTTCACTGGTATGTGCAGATGGGCTCGGTGCGTTACAAGGTCAAGATTGGGGATACTGTGGCTAAACTGGCCAAGTTTTTCCACGTGCGCCCTGCAGTCGTGGCGGCTGCCGCGGCCAAGTCAAGTCGTCCCCTGAGCAACTCTGATGGAAAAATTGCTACAAATAATAAAGAAGTTCGTATGTTGGCTGCTCGTAACATCGCGGGAGCCCCCAAGCTTGTTCCTGGGAGGATTATTCGCTTTGCCGTTAATCTATGGTCTCACAAGCAAGGGCACGCATCAGGTCCCCTGATGATTGACGCCAAGGGCCGAACCATTGTCGATCCGAGAAAGTCGGATCGACGATGGCATCCAGGTTTTCACTATACAAAGTTTTGCAGTGCCTATGCCGTAAGGAGAGGGGCGGTCACTACTGGGTCTCCTGCGAACCGAAGTAATAGAGCAAATGGTTCCGTAAACACGCCCCCTCGGGCTAACCGGGCACGCCCAAAGACCTAAAAACTTCTTCAATATTTTCATGATCTTCAAGTTCAAAAAGTATATTCATACTTGCTTCTTCATGCGCTTCGAGAACTCGAAGATCCAGACCAAACTCTTCACGAATGGTGTGGATGTTCGAAGTGACATAAGACCGAACCTCGTGTGTCCCTTCTGCGACCCGGTCAACAACTATACGTACTCTATATTTTGGAAGATCAAAGGGAGTGCGGCACATCGGACAAGTCGGGTCACCCCTGCAAGAGCGCTTCCAACGGTCTACGCACTTGAGATGAAACTCGTGGCCACACGGCAAGGTCCGGGTCGCACGGGTGAGGGACTGTAAACAGACCGAACACTGCGTCCCATCATCCCTGTGCATGTGGCACTTGGTTTGGCCCGTGCCTGGCTGGTTCTTACACCGAGACCCAGCCGCAGTTACACCTAGGCACGTTTCCATGAAATATATCTTTTATTATGTTTTTCTAGGCTCGCCGCGATCGGGCCAGTTCTGATTCGAGAGACTTGATCGCGTCCTTGTACTTGAGGCGGAGGTTCTCCTCTACATGGCGCTTAAAGACTATGATAGGGTCGGCATCCTGCTCGGACTTGCAGAGTGGACACTCATCGGACGTTTCAAACCAGGTGAAAATGCACTTGGTATGAAACACATGCTTACATGACAGGCGTTTCTGAGAACTTCTAGAGATGTCTTCAAGACACACGGCACACGTTTGGGCAAGATGCGCGTTGCACTTTCCTTCGTGGGTCGCCAGGTTCTTGCACTTCGTCCCCTGGGTTGTCACAGAAGAGCACCTCAGAGCGCTCATTATTATTTATAATATGTAAAATTTCGGCATGGATTTCCTCAGGTTTGCGCGAGGCATCTATGATGTGTATTTTACACGAAATCCTCCCGTGAAGTTGTTTATACAAAGAATCAAGCTCCTTCAGATAACCCAAGGTTACCTTGTCGTCACCCGTCTGACGCCGGCCGCTAATGTGAAGATAGCACTCATCTGGGGACTTGTCTAAGTATATGTATAGATCGGGAGACCACGCATGTTTATCATAAAAATATTCATAGGTCTTGACATGTTCTACTAGTTCTCGTGTCTTGGCCCACTCCCAAAATACCCACCGCGAGCTGAGGAGTGAGCGCTCATAGATGCCTGGCCCCTGATCGCAGACGGTCCTGAGGACGGCCATTTGCAAAGGAAATATTCCCTTCTTGGGATTTTCATAAAACTCCTTGAGAGGCCACTCCTCGATCGGCTCCTTGAACACCCTCGCGCCAAGGCGCTTCAAAAGGTTCAACTGGGTCGTCTTGCCTGCTCCTATGTTCCCGTCGATCACGATCTTCATTTAAGATTAAGGTTGCCATTTTTTAAAGCCGCCGTGCCTACTGGAACAGGTGCGCCACATGCGGCATTGCGGAACGGCATGTTCAGCGCCTGGATACCGCCGTTCTGCAGGAATTGGCGGTAGTGGTAGTTGTCCTCGAACTGGATGCCGTTACGGGCCATGATGACATCATTCGATTGCTTGTTCGAAAGGTAGGATGTGAGGCAGCGGCCCTCGCCCATTCCAAGTCGCGTAGACATTTACTAGTAGGCGAGGGAAAAAACTACGCCGACCATGCCTTCCGCCCGTCCGCCTGAAGCTTCGGAACCCACTCACTAAACTTGTGACCGAGGATTGTCTCAAAATTGTCCTTCTTGTCTGATGCGCCCAGACGTACGGATGCTGGCGCTAGGATCTGATTGATGATCTTGTAGGCCAGAGCAATCTCTTTGAGTGTCTGTGCCCCCGTGACGATGATTTTGCCCGTGGAAAAGATGCTCGCCGTGACCCGCTTCATGCCTGGCGCTGGGCAGAACTTGACCTTGACGGCGCTGTATCGGTCAGGGTCAAAGGTGACGAGGAACGCCCCCGGAGCCTCATCGGGCTCGCGGGAGGTGATCTTTGCCTGACTGAACACCTGGATAACCTTGGTCAGATTGACTGCCGAGTTGAGAGAAAAGTTTGTATTGATCATCTTCACGCTGATGGTCTCGGGGAGCAGGCGATTCGGAACATCAGTCGGCAAGACCTGACCCACGATAAAGTTCACCTCACGGGCTATCCGCTGGCAGTCGAGCAGATCAGAGCAGCCCGCGACCTGCACGGAGCCGTTGGGAAAGAGCTTGATGCTCTTGTTCGAGTATTGGTCACGCGTGAAGATAGTTACTTGGTTGTAGAACGTAGTCTTTTTCAGGTTCCACTCAAAACCGCCAAAGGAAGAACCCTTGGTTCGGATTCTGATTGGTTTGAAGTTTTCGCGAAATGCGGACAGATCAAGGTCCCTCTCAAATTTGGCAATCATCGTCACGGTCGTGATGCGGACCCAAGAAGACTCTGGATGAGCCTTCTTGACCTCGTCGAGCGTGAGGATGTAGCGGAAGGTGTCTTCCATCTTCTTGTTACTTAAACAACGGTCCAGGGCTTTAAGCCCCCTGGTCACAAGACCTCTTTTTTTGAGTGACCGCAGGTCACTCGCCTACTTTTTCTTAGTCCGGCCAGTCAGATAGCTGGTGACTCGGGTCGCCACATTGGCCTTGTTCTTTCCGTTCAGAGCATTCTTATTGGACTTGGGTAGGATGGCCAGAAGCTTCTTTTTCGGCAGGGACCGCAGAAGCTTCTTTATCGCCGTAACCTTGGGCCGGCCCTTTGTCTTGGTCTTCTTGGCCTTCTTGGAGCGCCGCCGCTTTCGGAGCTTAGGAACGGCCGTCGCCACCTTGGCCGCGTTATTTGCTCCGCCAAGTTGAAGAACAATCTTCACGTTCTTGGCATTCGCCCCCTTTGCGACTGCCAGTTCTGGAGAACCACCCGCCTCCTTGAGCTGGTTGGCAGCGCGGAGCACATTGTTCGGGCCTCCCGCATTCTGAACGAGGTTCAGAGCCTTGTTAGGACCGCCTATGTTATTTATAGCCCGAGTCTCCCCCATGTTCAGGGGAGGGCCAAGGTTGGGCGGGGCCCGTAGATTTGGCGCGGCCTGGTTGGCGGGAGGGCGAAAAACACCCATATTTCCACGCGGGGCGCCGTAGTTGTTCGCGGGGCGCCTGTTATTAAGCAGGGGTGGGGGAAGGGGCGGCAGGCCGCGACGGTTACGGTTCTCATTCATCTTTCTCCTCCTATTATCTGCGATTTTTCTGTTGTACTCCCGTTCGGCGTTTGAGAAAATGCGGCCTATATTGCGGTTTCCGAAGAGACCTCCAGTGTAACCTATGGCCGACCTGAACCGCCGTAGCTTTTCCTTGGCCGTGACGGGATTATTACGCGCATCATACTCTATTTCTTGTATACGCTGCTCGACAAGGTCAAACACGCGATCCTTCCCTGGAAGGTTCGGGGCATTCTTCAAAAATTTAAGAATAGTTTTAATCCCACTTGTTCCGTAACGGCTGTTGCGGCTCAGCAAACTCTCAACCTTGGGCCCTAGGGCCTGGTCAATCTCCTCCTTCTTTGACGGGTACTTGCGACGCAGGCTCACAAGGGTTTCTAGGGACATATTATCCAGGCTTTTATTTCTAACATTCTTTTCCCAATTCTGATTTGTTTTCCCGCCAAAGGCCACTGGCACTCCAGCGCCCACCGGTCCCCCGTTGGGCCGCGATGCAGCTGCAGCCGCCCCCGAAGAGTTCCCCGATGCCTGAGCCTCTATTGCTTTTGCGAAATCATTGGAAATTTTCTCAAAGTTTTGCGGTGACTTGGCGGTGCGCAGGCGTATCTTGATTGCGGAAATCCACACTGGCCGCACTCCCTTATTTTCAAGCTCTTTCAGAGCCGCCAGTATACTAGCTTTCGTGCGGGCATGTGAAATCATATTTAACGCGGTTCGGAAGTACCCCATTATACTAATGCTAGGCAAGTTTTTTATTGATGAGCCACTGGGTCTGGACCAGTTCGTACGGGCACCGCTCGACGAAAGTACGTGGGATGCACGGGTGGCCACGTCAAAGGGCACACCTGCTGATAAAAATTTTTTGAGAAGGGATTCTGACTGGCTATTATAACGCGAGTTGTTCACTGAGACACGGGGAGTTTTTAAAAGAATATATTTTTGTAAATTTTTGAAAACATTAGGTGGTAGGGCAGATGAGAGGGCGCTCATGTCCTGTTGCGTGTACCTCTCTGGGAAGGGTGTGACCCGTGCGAACCGTCTGTTTTCTATTTTACCTATTAGCGTGGAGGCTTTTGCCGCACCAAACTTGTCTATAAGAGATTGGACAAGATTGGGCGTGACGCGTCCATAACGCTCGCTCCAGATAGGCACTCTAGCCGAGGTCTGGCCAAGTATAGATAGCGCTGGTAAGTGGCCAAGGGCCTCCTGTATTGTTCCATATACTTTTGCGACGAGTCCTGTAACTGCGGAAGCAGCACGACTCGTTCGTGAAGGACCAGCGGCCGCAGCCTCCAGGGTGGCTGCGGCACCAGCCTCTTGCGCCTGCGGTGTCGCTGGAGAACCCTTGGAAAGTAAAAGTTTTAGAGATGCGGCCATTTTACTTCGAATTCTCCTCAAAAGATTTGTATAATTTGTTTTTGGAAGAACAGTGCCGGCCGCTGCGGCGGCCGCGGCCTGCGTGGCAGGCGGGGCGTTCAGAACCTCCTTTGTGACCTGACTACCCGTGAGATTTCTGAACTTCTGAGCCAAAAGTTTAACTAGGCCTCTATCGTCAGCCATCCTACTAGGGTCAAGGAAAAAAGGTTTTGTGCCCAAGGTTGTTCCAGAGGCTAATGAAGTCTCTCAAAAACACACTCGACCATGGCTCTCCAAGGTCGCCTTCTCAAGCACCAACGCGAGGGCGTCAAGTGGCTCCTGGCGCGTGAGCGCGCAAACGACTACCCAGGCGGGTTTCTCTGTGACGAGATGGGCCTGGGAAAGACCGTCCAACTCGTGGCGACTATGATAGCCAACCCGGTTCCTCGGACTCTCATTATCGTACCAAAGTCTATCGTGACACAGTGGCAGTCTGAGATCACCAAGTTTGCTCCTCACCTGACGGTTCACTTGTTCGACGGCCCAAATCGCCACGTGGATCTAACGGCTCAAGTGACTATCGCTCCTTACTCTGTCCTGGCTCAGCGCAAGGGCGGCCCGATATGCCCTCTGATATCGGTAGAGTGGAATCGAATTATCCTAGACGAGGGCCACGAGATTCGGAACCAAAAGGCCAAGTCGACTGTGGCGGCCCGTGTCCTGCCAGCCCGTATCCGCTGGGTCGTTACAGGCACGCCCATCTTCAACTCTATACGAGATTTCGTGACTCTGGGTGCATTCGTGGGCATTCCCAAGAGTCACATTCAGTGCTACACAAACGATATTCGGGAAAAGTACCTATTGCGCCGTACAAAGCAAGACTGCGAGCGCTTCACTCTTCCGCCGTGCGATATCGAAACGGTAGAACTCCAGATGAATACCGAGGAGGCTCAACTGTACCGAGAGGTCTACAGAAGAAGCCAAGAGACGGTCGAAGAGATTTTCGCGGAAGGAAACGCGAATATTCACCAGATGGAGCTGATTGAGTGCCTCTTGCGAGTCAGGCAGGTTATGGCCTGGCCTCAGCTCTACTTGGATGGTATGGCTATCAAAGAGAGCAGCGACCCCGTGGCTTGGACTGGCGGCTCGGTCAAGGTTGAGACCCTGATGCGTATGATTGCCGAGCATCCTGAAGAAAAAACTCTGGTTTTCGGCCAGTTTATGGGAGAAATGGATGAGATCCACGAGCGGTTACACAAGGCGGGCGTCCCGGTCTACAGAATAGACGGTTCTATCGACACGGCCAAGCGGGCCGAGCGTATCGCTCAGTTCCAAACAAGCGAGGCAAGACCCGCGCCCGTGTTCCTTATTCAGATAAAGGCGGGCGGTGTTGGTCTGAACCTGCAGTCGGCCACAAGGGTCTACATCACCTGCCCAGCCTGGAATCCTGCGACCGAGCTTCAGGCCATCTGCCGAGCGCACCGCAACGGGCAGACTGGCAAGGTATGGGTCAAAAAACTCATCTACGCGGAGGTTGAAGGTTTGCCGAGTATAGAGCAGTCGATCATCGATCTCCAGGGGCACAAGTCGGCGGTTTGCGCAGACGTCCTCAAGGACGAGCGCCTCAGGCTACAACTGCCCACCACGCTCAAGGGTGGAGTCACCGCCAGGGCGGTCCGCAAGATTTTTAGTGTGTAATTGTAATGAGGATTATAGTCATATCTCTTGTCCTTCTCCTAGTATATTTTACACTCATGAGCAAGTCGGGCTATGTTGTTTCATATCCACCCGAGGACATGAGTGACCGCTTCCGATGGGCTGGTGATGCCGCGTCAGTTCTGAACCATCCTTGGGCCCCTAATTAAAGTTGGTATAAAGTAAATGAAGACATCGCCAGGGACCACAAGGCGAAATGCAGCCTTGATAAAGGCCCGTAATAATATGATCGCCCGGGCCATGCGCCGGCTTGCGAATAACAACTCCATGATGTCCGCTAAAAATAAAAACAAATTAAAAAAATTGTTTAGTCCAAAGAAAAAGTCACCCGTGAAAAAGTCTCTAATGGATAGACTATTCAGAAAATAATGTGCATAAGTAATAAATGACCCACACTCAGGCAGTAGGATCGCGCGCTCAGGTGATGAACGGAACGGCTCATCACACGACCGGTGGTCTTGAGAAGAAGCATCTCAAGCGCAACCCCAAGACGGGTGAGATTGTCAGCAAGGACAAGGCCAAGGGCGCCAAGAAGAACCCATGGATAACAGCCGTCGGCAAGGCCAAGAAGGAGCTAGGCATCCCCAAGGGAGAGATGGCCTTCCCCAAGAAGGGCTCAGAGCTTTACAAGACAGCCAAGGCGATGATGTAACTCAGTCATCATCCAAAAGCACTCTCCGACTAACAACAGCAGGCGGTGAACCCATCTCGCTCTCTGTACCAGCCTCATTCCAGATGCGTACTTGATTCGCACGACACGTTAGACCGTAAATATCCTGAAAAAAATAAGATCCAGAAATTTCCATAATACATGAAACATCCGCTCCTTTCATGCGTTCTGGGCCGTCGGCCAAGAGGACCCCATCAGGTCCGAAAAACAACGTTGAATCGTCCGCCTTCAGGCGCAACTGACCATCTTTCAGGTTTGATCGATAGGGAACATCAGTGCATAGCTTCTGTTCAAGAGACCTGAACCACTCGATAAAGGCGCCATCACAAATACTCACCTGAAAGGACTTGTACTCGGGGTTGTATCCCCATTGGCAAATTGCGCGGGGCAGTTGGAACTTTAAAGGACCCCCGCCCAATCCAAACTTTGGCCGCCCGCGTCCAGTCTCAACCTCCAAGTACTCCATGTTCACCTCATTCCACTTAGGCATCTTTATATTTATTTTGTTTGCTGGTTTTAAGTATGCTAGCAGGGGCCAACAACAAGTTTAATGCCAGAAACACTCTACTTCACGGGGGGAACGCGTGGAAGACGGTTTGTACATGGGCCCGCGTGCCGAATAGTTCCATAAGTTCTTTTGAGAAAAAGATTGCGGGGTATCGCAAGGCGTATCGGGAGGCCAAGTCGCGGGCAGGGCAGAACGCGTTGGTGGTGCTTTTCAACAAGGACTTTATGGATTGGTACGCACCTCACAGGGCTCATTGTGAAAAAGTAAGAAAAGAATTAAATAACTTGATGACGGCGCGCCGCGCCGCGCGCTCAACTGGACGGCCCTCCGCGGGTCGCCCTCCCCGCGCCCCTCGCGCGAGTCCGCGCAACAGTGCCAGGAATGTCCTAGAGGCCAAGAAGGCTCATGCTATACAAATCCGTAATCAGTACGCCAAGATGGTCAACCACTACAACTCTGAAATCAAAAAGTTGTCCCAGAGAAATTAATCATTCTCGCAAGACCCGAACCCTTTAAAAGAACCTTGAGTTCTGTATGAAAATAATCATTCGCATCGGGAATAAAACAGTACTTTCCCGCGGAGGTTGTAATCTCTACAGTGTGAGACTTGTGTTCCTGATTGAAAATCCAAGCCCATCTATCTACATAGTCCAGATCTATCGGCCGCCTGATGACGTGGCAACCCGGGATCCGAAGTATGTGCAGAGACTTGGTCTCCAAGTTGTAAATCAGACCATCATGAGATTTCAGCAAGTACCAGAGACGCCATGCACGGCTCTCGTCGAGCTTTCGAGGCTTGAAACCAAAAGATCGACGAAGGTCAATATCATTCGACATATCGACAATCTTTAGTACCAGATCGTCCGGAAGATTCTTCCAGCACTCATCCATGGTTCCTTAAAATTTAGTTTGTTTAATTATATATGAATAGTCCGAGCACTCCAGTTCGAAGTCCTCCGCGTAATTATTCAAACCTCAATTCCCTGCTGAGGGCCCTGGGGAATAGGCTGCACGGCTACCCTGGGTGGGCCGTGGGCGGGAGTATGGCGGCGCGTCTGCACCACCCTGGGGCCCGCGAGCCCCGCAACATTGACCTCGTCGTAAATAGAAAGAATGCTCCTCATATTTTTCAGGCTTTGATAAATATGGGGTTCAATGGAAACCGACCAGGCCCTGGGAGCTGGAACCATGTCGAGTGGTCTCGTGGGCGGCACAAGATAGACGTGCTTCGTGCCGGTGGTCAAAGGGCGCCCTCCCTCATCGGTAAGGTGACTCGGAAGGGAATACCTGTAATAAATTGGAATAGTCTTGTGAATCAAAAGGCCAAGTACAATCCGGGGAGCGCGAATAGGATGAGGCGGCTATCGCCTACCCGGAGCACATCACGCACGCCTCCGGGTTCTCGCGCAAACAAGTCAGTCTCGCCTGTTCGACGGCTGGATCTATCGTAAACTTAATGGGCTGGGCCTTTGACCGGGTCCGCAAGTAGTACATACCCGTCTTGAGCCCTTTCTTCCACCCGTACATATGCATAGAACTGAGTTTGGCCGTGGTGGGGCTCTCCATGAAGATGTTCAGAGACTGTGACTGGTCGATGAATGCCCCGCGGTCCGCAGCCATGTCCAGAATACTCTTTTGAGAAATCTCCCAAGATGTTCTGTAAATGTCCTTGAGCCGGGCTGGCAGGCCCGGGAGGTCCTGAACCGAACCGTTGGCCGCGATAATCTGATCCTTGACTCCCTTCGTCCATACGCCGAGTTTCTGCAGGTCACGGACCAAGTGTTTGTTGATCATCACAAACTCTCCCGCCAAAGTCCGCCTGAGATACAGGTTGGTTGTGTAAGGCTCAAATGCTTCGTTGTTCCCTAGAATTTGGGCGGTAGAGGCGGTTGGCATAGGTGCGACCAAAAGTGAGTTTCTGAGGCCACAGACTTCAATCTTGTCCTTGAGGGCATTCCAGTTGTACATGCTCGGTTCGGCCCCCCACATGTCCAACTGTAGGATTCCTTGCGAGGCGGGAGAACCTTCATAGGTTTCGTATGGGCCCTCCTCCTTGGCCAATTCGCACGACTCTGTCAGGGCCGCGTGATAGATTATCTCGAATATAGCCTTGTTCAACTGCCGAGCGTGCGGTTCATCAAAGGTTAGACCAAGCATCATATAGACGTCGGCCAGGCCCTGCACGCCTATGGCAATAGGACGGTGACGGAGGTTAGACTTGCGAGAAGCCTCTGTTGGGTAGTAGTTCCGATCTATAACTCGGTTCAGGTTCCGAGTAATCACACGGGTCACTTCATGGAGCTTATTGTAGTCGTAATCACCGGAACTCTTAACAAAAGCGGGCAAGGAGATGCTGGCCAGATTACATACAGCCGTCTCATCAGGCCCAGAAACTTCCATAATTTCTGTGCACAAATTGCTGGATTTAATTGTGCCTATGTTCTTCTGGTTTGACTTGGCGTTCACAGAGTCCTTGTAGCACATGTAAGGCGTCCCTGTCTCAATCTGGGACCTGAGAATGGCGTCCCATATCTGGCGCGCCTTGAGAACCTTGCGGAACTTTCCCTGTAAGACATACTTGGCGTACAACTCTTCGAACTCTGCCCCATAGACATCCTGAAGACCTGGGCACTCGTGAGGGCACATGAGCCACCAGTCTTGGTCCTTTTCTACTGAATTCATAAACGAATCAGAGATCCACAAGGCCGTGAAGAGATCACGGCACCTTGACTCCTCGTCACCCTGGTTCAGCCGAAGATCCAGAAACTCTAGAATATCTGCGTGCCAAGGCTCCAGGTAGACGGCGAACGAACCCTTGCGCTTCCCTCCTCCTTGGTTCACATACCGAGCAGTGTTGTTGAATACTCGGAGCATCGGAATGAGACCATCGGCCACTCCATTTGTCCCCTTGATGGGAGTACCACGCGCCCGTACATTCGAGCAATGGATGCCTATCCCGCCTGACCACTTGGAGATCTGGGCACACTCTTTGAGAGTGTCGTAGATTCCCTCAATTGAGTCATCCTTCATAGCCACAAGGAAGCACGAACTCATCTGGGGCCTCTTGGTCCCGGCGTTGAAAAGGGTTGGCGTGGCGTGAGTAAAGTACTTGGCAGACATGAGATTGTAAGACTCTTTGACCCTCTCAAAGTCCCCTCCATGAATACCAAGAGCAACCCGCATGAGCATGTATTGAGGAGTCTCCCCTGGAAGAAGGTAGCTCCTCTGTAGAGTCTTGAGTCCGAAAAATCCGTAAGAGTAATCATGATCATGATTGATCACACCGTCCAGAGCCAGGGTCACATTCTTGATAAATTCCTCACTTACAAGACCCTTGGCGTGAAGAGCCAGCACGCAATCTGAAAAGCACTTGGGGCTTGTCTTGTGCATGTTGGAGACGGTCAGGCGAGTCGCTAAGGTTTCATAGTCTGGATTTTCAGTCATCAAATCAATGGCAACATCGGCACTCAGCGCATCAATCTCACTCGTGTGAATTCCATCATACATGTTTGAAAAAACCTTTTGGGCGACCCGATCAGGGGCTACATCCAGTCCTTGGCACAACTTTCTGATCCGCGAAGTGACCTTGTCAAAGAGCATCTCTTCCACGGAGCCATCACGCTTGAGGACTTTCATTTGCATTATAAGTTGTCTATTTTTTTATGCCGACCTTTAGTAATGGCGACCAAGTATCTTCCCACGCCGCTAGACACGGCCTTTTTTTCTGAATTCAACCGAGAGCAAATACATCGGGGAATCATCCAGAAGGTCAAGGCAAGTACGGGCTATACTATAGATCGTCAGAGTGATCCAGACCTTCAGTCCCTGATGAAGAAAGTCTTTGTGAATATGCGAGGAGATCCAAACACCAACGTCAAGTTTCAACTCGATGCCATGAATCGCGCGGTAGTGACGGAGGCGGCGCAGACGGTCGAGTCAGGCGTTCTCCAGCAGCTCGTCTATATTCGGGACATTATGGCCAACCCCGTGCCCGACCCTCGACCGACCAGCACCAGCACATACGGCAACAAGCTCCCTCAGAATTTTAAGTTTGGATTCTAATACATGAAGGCCCTCGATGATATCCTCATGGGATTTTTCATTTTCTTCGCTATTGATCGGTCCATCCGCCTCTTCAGTAACGCCGTCGTCGAGCCACGGGTGACGGCCCGTGGAGCCAGCAAGGAGACTGTGGAAAACTGGAAGATTGGCACGGAGATGGTCCTCCTTTTCGCGTGCATATTCCTCGTCATTAGGTTCAGGAAGCCTCTGTCCCAGATAAACAAGATGTGACCTAAAAATCCAAGATGAATCAGTATCGAGATGAGACTATGCAGATGTGCAAGCACAAGGGATGGGACAAGGCGACGATAAGTACGGTATGGATGCTTTACACGGAGGAAAGTGGCGAGTTGGCCAGCGCGATACGTCAAATGCTAAGGACCTATCGCAAGACCGGGCTCAAGAAAGACAAGGGAACTGACGTGACTCAGGAGATGGGAGACGTCTTCAGTTACCTCTTCCAACTTGCGGGTATGCTTAATATTGATCTTGACCAGATGTGGTCCCTTCACCGTGAAAAGGTCCAGGGCAAGATCTACAAAGAAAATGTCGGCGTCTATTAATGGCCACGGCGCTTATGCAAGACGATGACCTAAGCATGAATCGCTTCAATCCATACACGTGGACTGGTACATACGGAGTGTCCAGTGATGGGTCGCACAACTGGCAGCCAGACGGCACCTTCACGCGCCCATACGACACCTCGGCTGGATCCGACCGTCTCGACACGAACCGCGACCTGAAGCACTTTGACGTGATGGCCCTTAATGACGCAAGTAATATGTGGTTCAACACGATGCCCGCCAAGCCCACCGCCCCTTTCCCGGCTTTTCCAGCGCGCAAGTACCAGAACTGGACCGGTGACCCATCCTGGGTCCGCCCAGATCTCAACTTCAATTACGTCTACGATAAAGACTTTATCGGGTCGCAGAAGTTGCCAGACTACATCAGGCGGCGACGCGGCGCCTCGGGCGGGAATCCCGTGCTTTTAGTGGCTGTCCTGGCCGTTATAGCCTACGCCGTCACGCGCATGAAGCGTTAGAGACGAGTGCGAAGCACTCAGATCTTGAGGACCTTGGGAGCAACCACCTTGACTAGTTTTGATGACAGCACATCTTTTTCATTTTTAGCACGTGTTTCCAGATTGGGGCAATAATGCACCTCAAGCTGAATGCACCTCGCACAAAAGTTCCCCGCGCATTCCTTGCATGTAAGAAACTTGGGCTTGTGCGGGCATTTCCACCCAAGGCTTGGTGCAGTCTTGCGGAGCATCTTCTATAACTTCACAATGTATTTGTTGCGTGGGTGGCTCGTCCCACTCAACCTCACATAACCCGTTTTTCCGAGCCCCCTCGACGCGATCCCAAAAGGTCTGCATAGTCTTGATATGTTGTTCAAACCAGGCGCGATCCCGGGTAACTCTGGTCACCATGAATATCTCAGGAACTGGGATTTCAGCATCTCGTGGGATGTTACCATCCTCTTCACATGGCCCTTTGGTCTTCACGTACTTGACGGAAGCGGGCCTGTACTGCACAAAGTCACAGTCTTCAAAGTCCAAAATCTCTAGCAGAAGTTGAATCTGAGGAAGATAATGCTCAGGAACTTTGTCCTCAATTTTGCGAGTCAAAGGGCACTTGATCTCTACCAAGAGACCATCCTCGGTGATGCCATCGGCGGATCCTCCTAGAAAGGGATACTTTGGGTGCTGCACGAGTCCAATCTCGTGTGTTTTGCGGCCCGTTCTTGCGTCATACAAGTCCCGTGCGACTGGCTCCAAGAGAGTCCCGTGGGCCGTGGCCGCATTTCCAGCCCAAGCCTTCTTCAGTACCTTTTTTACTAAGAGATCATCTGGCTTTTCATAGCGATTGTGCCCAAGTGCGCTCGCCACATCACTGGCGGTGAGCATATTCTCGCGAAGTGCAAGCCATTCATCACTTCTCTGCTCGAAGTATTTGCGGTTCAGGAGTTCCTGTACTTTTGGAAGCGGAGCCTCCATTCCTCTTAAACCGCTTGTCTGTCTTAAGTAAGAGTTCTGCTGCGTTTTGTTCGGCCTGCTTTTTCGTACTGGAGTACCCACAACCCATTTTTGCGCCATCTACTATTAGTGACACTGCAAATATTCCATTCACATTTCCCTCAACTTTATACTCGGGAAGGTCTATCTTTTCCGCCTGGCACCAGCGCATGAGCTGATCCTTGTAGTTGTCGTCAAAGTTCACATCAGTCTCGATTTTTTCAAAAGATTTTAAAATAAATTGTTTTGCATAGACCATTCCAAGATCAAGATAGATGGCACCCACAAAGGCCTCGAACACGTCTTCAAGAATCTTAGGGTTGGTATTCCATCCGTTGCGGATACCCTTCTCATCCATGAGGATCCATTTGTCGAAGCAGAGTTCTTTGGCTATCTCACACAGGGTTGTCCCACGGACCATCTTCGTACGCGCCTTGGTCAGAAACCCCTCCTGCTCCTTCTCGTGGCGATCGAAGAGCCACTTTGTAACTACAAAACCTAGCACAGAATCACCCATAAATTCGAGAGTTTCATACGAAGACTTGAGTCCCTCGTATCTTTTGAGCGCTGATTTATGGGTAAATGCACGGAGATAATATTCTGTATTTTTCACTTTAGTTCCCACAAGTGCGTCCAAGGCACTTCTGGGAGGACCAGTGGGAACCTCCATCTTTTATTATTACACTATCTATATTTTTAAGCCAGGGAAGGCAGTGCTACGCACTGGATTCAGCAAGCCGCCTTCTTCACCTTTGGGCGCGCAGGCTTCTCCGCAACTACGGGCTCCTTGGGCGCCTTCACCTCCTTGGGTACCTCCTGCTTTACGTAGTGCTGATTCAGGAACTTCTGAATATTCAGGAAGGTAATCTGAGTGCCCTCGGGAGGGCTCAGCAAGGCCTGCAGAGGAGCGTCCAGGGTGATGTTCTGACCCTTCTTCAGATCCTTCTCGGTTACATAGGCGTTTACCGCCTTGGTAACCTGAGACCGAGAGATCATCTCGTCGGCCCCAAGGTTCAGGAAAGAGCGCAGGGCATCCGTTACAACCTGTGGCTTATTGAAGCCGTTGTTCTTGGTGCGAGCCTCCTTCTTCTCACCAGTTGGGTCCTCAATGTCACCGATGACCTTGCGGACCATCTTCCGCAGGGCCTTCAGGTCCTTCTGCACAGCAGAGATATCAAGAGCAAGAGAGTCAAGAGTGGCCATTTCTATTATATACGGGAACCCATTCTTTATATGAGGAACAGGGACATGAGAACCATCACTCCTACGAGAAAAAGTAACCAGAAGAAGCGAGTATGATAAGGAGGCCCGTAGTTGGGCGGAAGGTTTTCAAAATCTGACTCGAGTTTGAATTTCGTGGCTCTCTCGCTCGTCATCAGGTCCTGGCCAAACCCAGGAGGGAGGCCAACTCCAGTCGTCGCTTGGTACTGACTAAGGTCTGAAGGGGGTGGACCATCGCATTTGGGCTGACAGCACCCAGGATCACATGGACGGACTATTCCATCCGCCTTTCCTATCCAGCCGCAGAATGTTCCAGTAGGACCTGGCAAACATTGACAGTCTATACTGCACATTAATCTTAAAGAATATTTTAGTTACTAAAACATAATGCAGTTCTCATCTCCCCAGAAGTTGCCCGATGGTCGTTACTTTCTGAAGATCACTGGCCAGATGTTGCAGTTGAATAATGTCAAGGTCCAGGAGGGGCTCACATCTTCTTTGACCATCGAGGTCCAGGAGGATAAGTTCTCGGCTATTGATGAAGAGATTGTCGCCAAGGCCAAGGAGTCCAAGGTGGAGTGGTTTGGGCGCGAGCTCAGTGACGAGACCATCCAGGCCGCCTTTCAGGGCAGCGTTACGGATGGGTGCCTGAGTGCTAGCCTGGCCAAACTCAAGGGCGAGGTGGTAACCAAGGCATTCAACAGCCAGAAGGAGGCCATTGAACTCTCGGCAGTAGAGCCAGGCGCTCAGTGCGACCTGTTTGTCGAGCTGGCGGGTCTGTGGTTCCTCAAGAAGTCCTTTGGCCCCGTCTGGCGTGTGATCCAGGCCCGTGTCCGCGGCGGTGCCCGACCCCCCTCCTTCCCTACTCAGTACATGTTTGAGGATGAGGTCGAGGCCGAGGAGGAGGATCCAGCCGACTATGTCGACTAGCCCCAGAAAAAAGTATGCACATAATAACAAATGCCTCCCCGCAAGACTGTAGTGGCGATTGTCCTGCTTGTGGTACTTTTGGTCGCCCTTTTCTACCCCTCAATGAGTTACTACGCTGGCCCTTCAGGCGCTGACCTTGATCGCCCTGGAGCAACCTACAATGCCGCCGCCGCAGGGCCTATGGCGGCAAACGGCATGGATTACGACGTGAGCGCAGCAGGGCTTATCCCCCGTGAGATTACGGTCATGGAGGACTTTGGCAAGTTCGCCCCAGACGCCATCCTCAAGGGCCAGAACTACCTAGACCCACGTAGCCAGATAGGTTACCCAGAGACGATTGGCGGTGTTCTTCGTAACGCGAACCGCGACTTCCGCTCGGAGCCAATTAACCCACGGACGCCCGTGTCCATCTTTAACCTCAGCACCATTCCTCCAGATACCATGCGCCCTCACTTTGAGATTAGCCCAGAGTATCAGTAAGTGCGTAGCACTTGCGTCGTTCATTTCTCAACTATTAACAAATGGATTTCTCTGAAGCCATGAAGGAATGGATCGGTCTAAAACTCACGCTGGCCAACGCTCGTCAGGACCTTTCTGCACTCAACAAACGCGAAAAGGAACTAAAGGCGCAAATTACTCAACACATGGACACGAATGACATTGACACGGTCAAGGTCAAGGATACGGTCAAGGTGAACCTGAAGAAGAAAAAGTCAAAGGGTGCCATCACGAAGCAGGTAATTCGCACGGGTCTACTGAACTACTTTAATAATGATGGCGCTCGGGTCGATCAAGCCATTGAGGCCATTGAGGCGGCACAGCCAACCAAGGATGTTACATCTGTTAGCGTTACTGGTCTCAAGACTGAGAAAAAATAGTTAATAAATATAATGAAGTCCCTCCCTTGGGTAATCCTGGGTCTTGTTCTTATTTTAGTGTGGATGACTCGGGGATTATCAGGCTATGCACAGAAATCAGCAAATAAGGGTTATAATGCTGAAGAGGAGAGGGCGAAGAAAGCGGCGAGGATGGCGGAGAAGGCTCTAAAAAAGGCATCAGGTTCCCGCCGACGCTAAAAAAATAAAATGTAAATAATAATGAAGTCCAGTAAGATTCTCCCTTGGGTAATTTTCGGACTCGTTCTCGTACTAGCGTCGATGACCTTAGGTCGGTCATCAGGCTACTATGACTTGCCCGCTTCTATGATGGGCACCGCCGCTCCGGGCACGGTTGCTGCCGTGAGTTCCATGAAAACCGCTTCTACAGCCCCTGCCGCGTCTGCTAAATACCCGGCCCTAGCGTATACTCAGCGCGCGTGGATTCGCGACTATCCCGGAAATGACATTGGAATGATTACCGTCAAGGATCGTCAGGAATGCGCCAAGGCTTGTAATAATGCGCCAGGCTGCGTTGGTTTTGTAATGGACCGCGCTGAGAAAAAGTGCTTGCGAAAGACGAAGATGGCGAACCCCCGATGGAATTGGCGTATGCATTCGTTCGCTCTCCCATCTACTACATTTTCGCCGCCCCCTGGCACACCACCACAACAGCGTCCTAAACGGGTGTGTATGGACATTGGTTATTAAAGATGAGAGGCGCTACAAAATTAACTAGAAATGGGACTCGGAGACGAGTACTCGCGTGACGCCCTGTTCAGGCGGCCAGACCAAGATGCTCACACATCCGACTCTGACTGTGAAGAGAGCGAGGAGCCTTTGCATCCAGAGGATTTTGAGGCCTTGTACAGTGATGAGATTTACACAGATATAGTGCTTATTCAAGAGTTTGTCAACGACGGCTACCATCGCGTCAAGAACCGCTATGGGGTCGTAGAGTATACTCATATTATTCACGAGTCTGACCGCTTCTGGTCAGATTGTGTCATTCGCGTGGATGTGATGCGTTTGTACCGCCGCCTCCACTTCAAGGAACTCTTTGATCCTCAGAGCTTCCAGAACTGGCTACAATATTATATTGAACTAAAGTAAATGCTTCCCGATCTCGCCGCCCCCAAGGTGGCCATCCCCGCCACACTGTTTATGATTAGTCAGGTTCTGCCAATGGCTGGTGGCTTGGGTTTTCTACTGGTGCCTCTTCTTTCATGGGTTATTATTCGCTTCGTTCTTAAGAACAACGTGACGTCCGCAGATATAGTTGTTCCTGGAATTCTCACCCTGATTCTCGGAATGATCCGTCTTCCCCTCGAGATGCCCACCGCCGTCGTCACCAAGGGCCTCGCCTTCCTCGTGGTGTTTTCTTATCTTCGTATTTTGTTTCCCCAGTACTATTAGACCATGAAACCTCAGAACCTCATTATAGGTCCAGGAGCCATGGCTTTTTATGTATTTCTCGGAAAACTTTCACAACTTGACTTGTCCGAAGTCAGGGCCTTGAGCGGGTGTAGTTCGGGCTCAATTCTCGCGCTTCTCTGGGTTGTCTTCAAAGGAGACATTCCAAAAATGCTCGACTTTTCACTCAAAGTGCCTATAAAGAATCTCATGAAACCAAATATTAAAAACTTTTTGTTAAACTTTGGATTGGTTCCACTTGAACGCGTTCAAAAAATTTTACAAACAATATTTTTAAAAAGTTTTGGAAAGAATGACATGACCTTTGGTGAACTCCACAGGGTCCGACCTATTGATCTTTACATTTCGGCATTTTGTGTCGATAGATGCGAGACTGTTTATTTTTCATGGAAGTCTCATCCAGAGCAGTCTATATTGGATGTTGTTAGTGCGTCAATAGCCGTCCCTCTTCTCTTTTCAGCCGTGATGATAGGTCCATGGCGTTATGTAGATGGCGGTGTTCAAGAGGAGATTCCAGCAATGCCCTTTATAGGAGAGAGTCCAGGTGATACTCTCGCCCTTCAGACCAGCCCAGCACCTCCGAAACCAACCAAAAATCTTTCAACTTTTGTCATGAATCTTTTCAGTTCTGCACTCCGACTGCGTCACAAGTTCAATGTCCAGTCGTATAGGTTCGATACTTCAAATATTGATGTATTTGATTTTGGTTCCGATCGCCTCCGTCTCTTCTGTGACGGACAAAAATCTTGTCCACTAATAAATGCAGCACACAATCCGAACTGGACACGTACGGAAGAACGGCTCGAAACGGATATATGTGAAGGCGAGCAAGGGACGGAAGGCTTACTCTTACATACGGAAGGCGAGCAAGACGCGCATCAAGGCAGTACCAGCCTATGATGTCGGCACTGCTGGTCAGCCCCTGCGTCGTATCGGCCCCCTCAAGAAGGGTATGCTTACTCGCTATGGCTACCACCCAGTCGAGGCGACCAAGGACCGTCACAAGGCGCTCAGCAAGGCGGTGCATGTGGGCAAAGAGGAGCCACGGGCCGTGGTGCGTCGCCTCGTGGCCATCAGCACGCTGACCAAGGGCCACCTGCCACGGGCCAGCCGTATCTACAAGCAAGACGCCAAGTTTATTCGCACCAAGTTTGCGAGCCGCTTCAAGACGGATCCTAAATATAAAGTTGTTAAAAAGTAAATGGCTATGATCACGAGGAACGCCCCAAACACTCGAGCCCTCGACCTGCTGGCCAACGCGGCGGCGGGGAACGTGGGCGCGACCCGGCCAAAGCTACGGTTTTCTCGGACTCGGCGAATCATAAAATCGGGGGCTTTCCATGGAACGACTTTTGCGATCCTCCATGGCCTGGAGACGCTCATGCCAGGAGCGTACTTCTATCCCCAACTCACAGTGAGCCTGTGTGCAGCGATCCCGACCCTCTACGGGGCTGTCCGCCGCCGCAACGCCTCCTCGGTCGCCGTCACGTTCTTCTGGTACGTGACATTCATGGGAGCAGCGGGTATTATGCAGACCATGCTTATAAAACAGAACAGCACCTATTGGAACTCTTTTACTAGCGCGGCCGGCAAACTTGTGGACAAGCACATCAAGGGTTCTGCCAACTCCAACTCTACAAAGTATCTCATTCTTTACTACATCGCCCAATTCTTTCGGGCGGCTCAGCAGGCCATGGGGATGCCAGTCTATCTGACTGCAAATGCCTATGGAAAGCGTTTCGCTGCAAATTTTTCAGGACATCTAGGGACCTCGATGGTAAAACTCCTGAAAAATACGGGAACTGCAATTATTAAAAAGCCGCTGCAGTCCGCGGCCATTGCGGCGACGACATATGTCGCCATGGCTGGGCGGTCGAAGAAGCGGACGTCCAAGAGGACTTCAAGGAAGGCTCTGCGCTAAATTGTCTTGTAGAACCCCCACTTGAGTTCTTCACATATTCCCTTCCAAATTTCATCTTGACGGTACAATTTTTCTTTTGATTTCAAAAGGGGAAAACAAGGCAGGAAATCATCTTCTCCAAGCAATTCACAGAATTTGTAAAGTACGTAGGAATAAGACAAAAAGTTTTTTCGGTCTTTTGGCCGATGTTTCTCAAAGGGTTTCTGGATCTGATGAAACATGAGTCGGAGCTTGGCTTCGAGCGCCTGACTCATTGTTGGAGGTTGTATCCCGTTGAGAATCGTCGTTATGTAAGGCACGTGCTCATAAAAGCGCGAGCGGCCCAGCTTCTTGAGGAGAGCCTTGACTTTCTCGTGAGTAATTTCTGAAAGATCTTTGACCTTTTGCTTCTTAAACTCGAGCCTAAGTTCGTCTACGACATCTGGAGGGACGCTCGTTGACTCCTTGGCCTGGAACTGGCTGACCCATTCGTTAAAGTGATTCTCTCGCTTGTAAGAGTAGACTATGTTCTTCTCCATCTCTTGCTCTTCCTTGAAGCCAACCTCTTCACCAAGTACATACTCCGTCATCCCACAATTCTGACACACTTCATCGCTCTGGCTCTCATCTAAATACTTTGTAAACTTCTTTCCGCATCCCCTACACAGGGGGTCTGGAATATTACAACGCACCTTTGTCTTTTTGTCGTACTCGCCCTCTACCTGAATAAGGTAAGCGTTATATATATCCTCTCTCTGGACCCCCTTGCGTGACGAGACCTGGACCCCCGCGACTCTTTTCGTGCTCGCCTCCCCAGTCGCCTCCCCATGATGGTACTCCCTGATAAAGGGAGCCGACTGAGCCATGTACTCATACATCTCACTTTCTATTCGTCCCCTTTCCGAACTCTGTGCTGATTCTATACGGGCCTGAAACTCACGCACCTTTTCATTAAATCTGGCTTCCATTATGGGAAAATATGGCTAATTGTTTAAGACTCGTCAACTCGTGGCGCCAAGTAGAACTTTACATCACCCAAGTTTGCAATTCCATATCTGAAAACTATTGGCATATTTTCGTCTGAAGAGTCCTGCATGAGCTGGACCGACGAGCAGAGCCCCGTAGCCTTGGTGAACATATTGATGTACCGCAAGTTGTAAGTGGCTCCTATCCTATTGGGGAAAGAATCAGGAAACTCAAGTACCGTCTTTTGATTCGCAAAGTCCCCCTCGCATGAGAGCTCGAGGCGGGGGCCCTCTCGGTACACGTCCATATCGGTGGCCAAGTTGCCCATGTCGCGAGCGATGCGCTGAAAGTCGATACTGGGCATGGTCGTTATAACATCCATCGAAATCTCGGGAACATCAAGAATATCTTCATTTATATCTAAAAGTTTGAGACTAAAGGTTGTCTTGGACTTTTTGGTCGTATTTTCAATAATAAATTCCAGGAGTTCAGACCCATTGATATTCATAGTTAGGGTGTCTGTAGGACCGACCGACTTGAGAAGCTTGAAGGTATTTGCCATGTTCAATCCGGCCGTAATCTCGGTAGGACAAGAATACTCTTCAAAGTTTTCGGCCGCTAGATTCATGTGGACGAGGGTAACTCGGGCCGTGTCGAGAGTCAGAATCTTGAGACCTTCTGGACTAAAATAAACATTCACATCATTGATAATGTCCTTTAGAACCTCAAAAATACCTTTAATAGCATTTGCCTGAATGGTTCGTAGATGCATCCTTGCAGGGAAGTAATTATATCTTTTAACTACCAACACCCGAAGAATAAGCATCCTTGACATCTTTGCTCATCTTGGCCTTGAGTTCAGGTGTGAGCATTGGCTGCATACTTGTTCCGTATGAATCAAGTGAAAACATCTCCGGGCCGCCGTCACCCCCATCAAGACTCGCGGAAAGTATCCCACCTGAAGACCAGTTCTCAATGTCCGAAGGTATCATGGACTCGAGCCAATTGCGAACCTCGCCGCCTACTAGGATATTGCCATCGGATGTAACTAATGTTGGCACGCGTTTGACATTGGGGTTTGCTGGTCGGCCGTGCGTTGATACATTATGGTACTTTATCATTGGCCCCAAGGTGGGGTTGGATTTTATAAAGTTCAAAAGTTCAAAAGAATATTGGCACTTGTCGCTAAACACCAAGAGTGCCATTGATCTTTTGTATTTTTTTTAAAAGCCATTATTAACACATGAAGGCAGATGTGGCTATTCTGGGAGCCGTAGCCCTCGTGACCGCTTACCTCTTCTGGAACACCTCGTCGCTGACGGCGACATATGCAGACCCTGTTGCTCCCAGTAACACTCCATCAGTGCCTCGTAGCATAATACAGGCGATAGTAGAAAAGATACAGGCAGGGGCTCCATGGCTTCAGCCGATAAATACTGTATACATAAATCCAATTTCCAGCCCCCAGGGAGGTACGAGTTACAATGCCCGTTTCATGTTCCTGGACACGCGTGGATTTTTTGGAGAGCAGTATGATGTTACAGCTACTGTAGCACCTGAGGGAACTGTAAACCTCCTGAAGAACACTCATACCAGCTCCCCATCTTCAGATGGACCCTTCGAGCGCTTTGTCGCCGACAAGTACCAGGCCTACTCAGATATCCGAGATTCTCTTAATGTTCAGATGAAAGAGTCTCTGAAGCAGTTTGGTGAGCTGCCTGGGACAACCAAGGTTCTTGCGTAGACTTGGGCAACAGAAAGTAAGAGCCATGAGTAGCAATGATATCTGCAGGAGATATCGCAGAGAGGGATCGGGCCAGAAATGCCATACGCAAGAATACTTATAAACATATTCTTGAACAATTTTCAAGAAAAGTTCAGGCAGCGGCAGAACGCCGCGAAAAGTCGGCGACTCTTCAGGTGCCGCCAATGGTCCTAGGATTTCCAATGTATCCTTACGATGAGGCTCTTTGGTACCTGCGGCGCCAACTGGTACTCGCAGGATATCAGGTTGAACAGGGACTTGAACCAGGACAGTACATCGTCAAGTGGGCCAAGGCCCGCAAGGCTAGGGAGGCGGAGGTTTCTACATTTCAGGTCGCCGAGCCCGGTGAGGACCTGTTTTCAGGACTGGCCAACATGCAGAAGGTGGCGGCAAAACTCCGTGGTAAGTAATAAGCATGGAACTCAACAATCTTGGAGACATCCTAGCAATTCCTTTTTTTGCCCTCAGTCTGAAATATTTTCATGAAAAGAAAAATAAAAATATTTTAGAAAAAGTTTTATTACTCTTCAGCCTGGTGGGTCTTCTCGCAGACATCGCGTTTACGCTGAAACATTTTCATGTAGTTGATTATTAATGGAAGTTCTCAATGACGCAGAGAGACGCTACTCGAGGAAACTCGTGGATGCTATGCTCCCAGAAATCATTGAGGTTCTCGTGACCATGTGGGAGGATACGAAGAAGGAGACCAAGGACAGGAAGTTTCTAGAAAACTACCGTCAGAATCTCCGTAAGATTAAGGGCGAGTGGTCGAACGTCAAGGTTAAGGAGCACGTGTCAAATATCCTCAAGGCCTGCCCTCTGTTCCCGCGGCTTATAGCGGCCGTCTTCGTCATACACGTAAAGATACTGAGTGCGATCAGAATCGATAAAAATTCAAAGAAAATAAATTTAAAGTTGCCGAGCAATGACGTGTTCGTCCACACGTCTTTTATCGAGTGCGCCCGGGATCTCTACGAGGACCCATACATTATCACGGATGAAAAGACTATGAGCGAGCGTCGCGAGGACCTGACGAAGCGCTTCACCAAGTGCATCCGCGAGACTATCGAGAATCTGGTTCCGCTCGAAGCAATAATGGACAACTATTTCCCGAAGAATATTGATGATTTCAATATGGGCCAGGATGACGAAGAGCCAGAGGAGGAGCCCGGCGAGGACCTGATACAGGATACACACCAGGAGCCCGATATGGAAGCGGCGCTCGAGGCTTCTGAGGGCCCTCCGCCCGCGGGCACCCCTCTTGACGAGTCAGAGTTGCCTAATCCCGATGAGACTCCTGGGGGCTCCAAAACCATAAATGTCACGCCAATCAATCAAACGCCTCACAGGGAGGAGCTCTTTCCGAGCGCGCCAGAGACTATGAAAAATCCTGCACAACAATAAGAATGGATCAGTACCTTCGTCAGCCTATAAGTGCGGCCGCCATTGCTGGAGTCGTCACAGTCGTCTACCTCATGGGAAAGAACAAGTTGAATGGAAAGACCAACGCACCAAACTCAGAGTATGCCAAGCCAGCCATGCTTGTGGCGATCCTCGTCTACTTCATAGTCGCGCAAGGTTCTGGACATAGGGAGTCTGTGAGTTTAGATCCGTACTGAGATCAGTGCGTAGCACTGGAATCTTTCAAGTTGGGGATCACGAACCTTCGGTTCGGTCTCTAGGACTTAAAAATAAAAATACTTTATTTAGAAATGAGTTCCCTGGATGCATTTAACGAGCTATACTCTGACTTTATTAGTGATCTTGAAGGTGCCTTCCCTGATGACGAATCCGTGAAGGCTTTCAAGGCGGAGTTTGTGACTGCTCGTGAGTCTTCTGTCCGTGGCCCACTCGATGCCTTTATGAAGCTTGACGCCAAGGGTCTGACGGCCCGTGACCCAGCCTTCATCAAGCAACTATCTTTTGCGCCAGTATGGGATGGCGCATCCGACCAGACCAAGCAGGCCATCTGGAACCACCTGAATGGTATGTACATGATTGGAATGACCCTTTCGATGTTCCCGCCCGAGACTCTCAGCGCCATCGAGGCAGCGGCCAAGAAGTGCGCCGAGAGCGGTGCTTTTGACCCTTCAGCCCTGAGTGGTCTTCTATCAGGTATGATGGGCGGCGGTGGCTTCCCCGGAATGGGCGCGCCCCGTCCTCAGCCCCAGCGCCGTGTAGCAAGCGGCTCTCGTCAGAAAAAAAGTAAGAAGTAAATAGTAGATGGATCCTCACGAGATATTTCGCAAGGACAAACTTCTTGAGTTTTGGCCAACGTCCTTTCAGTCGGCCAAGGATCGGGTTGCGGCCACAACTCGTTTTGTCGTTTACGCGATGAGTATTTTGTATCTTATTAAGCGGGATGCACGAATACTCGCCCTAGGTATCCTTGTTTTGGCCGTCCTCTATTTTTTGTATACAAATAATCAGATTCCAGATGGAAAGATCCGTCCGACACAGACAGAGGGTCGCGCCCCGTACTGGGCCCGTGATACAGTGACGATGCCTACCATAGATAATCCAATGGGTAATGTGCTACTAACGGACTATGTGGATAATCCCGACCGCCCCCCAGCAGCCTGGGCCGCAAGCGTCAAGCCCCAAACTGATACTGCTTGGGACTTTATTCATCCTTTCGAGAACAAGAAGGAGGCTCAGCGCAACTTTTATAGTCCAGCCAGTACGACCATTCCGAACGACCAGAATGCCTTCGCCGAGGGTTCTTTTGGAGCCAAGTTCGCACCATTCGCCAAGGATGGTTCAGGTGTCGCCGACCTGGACAGCGACCGCTTCCACTTCCCAGAGCGGCCACAGATGCGCGCGGGTAATGGGCGTTAAGGGAAGTGCTATGCACTTGAGAAAAAAACCTCCGCAATCAGTAATGGGCCGAAACCTTATGACCGACCAGCTGACCCTCCAGCCTCGAATCTGGCAGGGGCCAGCGCAAATTATGCTTGCAGATGTGGTCAAGGTGGATGACCGTCTGCGGTCACAGACCACCTCCACGTGGAAGAACCAGTATTGTGAGACACCGTATGATTTCCCGAATCTGTACATTGGCGGGGACCCTTTCCCAGTTCGCCTGTTTGACCCTATCAGCACCTACAGCAATGACCAGAACAGTCGTTTTAACCAGCGCAACCCCACCGTCGTCCCTTACCTTAATCTTCGCCCAAGCCCCTGGGCCGCAATGTCTGGTCCAGGCAGGGTGAAGTACGTGGGTTAAAATATAAACTAAAAGTAATATGGACCCATTGGCTCTAGCAGCAATTGTCGGTCTTGTGTTTGCGGGTCAGAGATTCAGTGATTCTGAATCTGCTGCTCCTGCAACCACTGTACCCATTATGATGACCCCTCATCAGGTGACCCGTCTCGATACAGATCTGGCGTCCGGTGGCGCTCCTGGTATGCGTGCGGATGCTTTCGGTCTTCGGCCGATCAACCCTTTTTTCGGTCGTCGGATAGGGGATGCCTATCTTCCTCCCAAAGAGGCCGTGCCCTCTCTTCAGGATTTTTCGCCAATGGCTAATAGGTACCCGCATGGTCAGCCAGTCTATGACTTGTATGACCGTGAGAACGTTACGAACAAGATGAATAACCTCCAGCCAATGGAACGGATTCGCGTCGGCCCTGGCTTGGGCGCCGCCCCCAATGTTCCAGCCATTGGCGGTTTCCAGCAGTTCTTCCGCGCTTTGCCCAACAATGTGAATGAAGAGAAGCTCGTTACCCTGCCAGGTGGAGAGGGACCAGCCAGCTATTTCGTCCAGAGCGGAGGTGTCTCCTTCCCAGACAAGGGTCTTATTAACGGCCAGATGAGCCACCAGGCCAAGGTAACAAAGACCTGGACCCGCCCGCCTGCCCAGAACAGTGGTCAGGGTCAAGGTATTATCAGGGCTCCAGAGGGGCGTCCAGATCAAATCAAGACCCGTAAGACGACGATTCGCCAGGAGACTGGAATGCGCTCAGGAGATGGTCTGGAGATGGGTCCAGGCCAGTACGCTGCAGTTTATCAGGCGTACAACCCGGCCGTCATGGACACTTCTCTGCCTCACTCGACTGGTAATCGCGTGAATCCTGATCGGGCTGGAAATGGCGGCCGTATGAATGTTCGAGCCGATCCCCAGGGAGCAAACGGGGCGGCGACTCGCACACGCGCCGAGTCTATTCCTCTTCGACCGGGTCCAATGGACCTCCACGCAGCAGGTGGCGCCGGGCCGTACAAGCCTCCGGAGAACTGGAATCTCAACAACAACAAGAGCGAGCCGAACCCTCTGGCCTCTCAGCGCAACCTCAACATTGCCCGGAACCAGGTGGTCAACAACCCCCTGGCGATCCCCGCGTGGGCGACTGTGTGAAAAAACTAGATGTCCTTAGTAAATGAGTGGAGGTATTGTCCAGCTCGTCGCTACCGGTGCTCAGGATACTTGGCTTTCGGGCAAGCCTGAAATTTCCTTCTTTCGTTCCAACTACAAGCGGTACACTCACTATGCGGCCGCTCCGGAGCGCCAGACGATCCAGGGAAACCCGTTCCCTGGTTCCATCTCAACCATCCGTATCGAGAAAAAGGGAGACCTGCTGTCCTACATGTACCTGACGGCCCGTGACCTCAATGGAGCTCAGGTTTGTAACCTTGATTGGTCAAAGGTTATTGACCGCGTGGAGCTCCTCATCGGCGGGCAGGTTATTGATGTTCAGGACTACAACTACATGGCTGATGTCGAACCCTGTACTGGAGCTCAGAATTACAACCAGCGTTATCTGAATAACGATCCGACTCCCACTCCCACGACCAACCTGACTGGCCCGACGAATAAGGCGGCCAACTTTTTCCCCCTCAAGTTCTTCTTCTGCAAGGACTGGTCGGTGAGCTTGCCCCTTGTGGCCCTGCAGTACCACGATGTGGAGATTCGAATCACTTGGTCATCAAACCTGAACTCGCTTGTTCCTAATGTTCTCCCGAGCGGCGCAGGCCCGTCGTCCCTGTCTCTTGGAAACGCCTACGCAAGTGCTAACCTGTTCCAGTCTGTTAGCACGGTTGGCGTGGCTGGCCTTTCTCTCCAGTCGAATACAACCAATCTCGTCCTGACTTCTAACACCATCAGCGGACCCATATTCCCAGGAATGGTAGTAGGCAATGTTCTATCATCGAATCTCTTCTATTCAAACGGCCTTGGTGTCATCCAGTCACTAACTGCAAACATTTTCAATAATAATTCAGGAAACACGTACTCGAATGCCATCATCTCCTTTTCCAACACCGCCAATAGTTCCATAACTGGAGACTATCTGAATGGAAGTTATCTAAACTTCTACCTCGCTCCTTCTCAAGCGACAGTTATAACAGGAAGCATAACGGCTGCTCAGGCGGCCGTGGGTACCGCCCAGCTGAGCATCACCAGCCCCCTTCGTTCTACGGGAACTCTCGTAGGATATGGCGTTCTAGGTCTCCCTATTCCGGGTATAGTTTACGTGACAGCCTCCACGGGTAACAGCATCAATATAGCCTTTACATCCGTGACTGGAGCTATTACGATACCATACCAGACAATAGTCTCCTTTGTACAGGGCAACTACACATCGACCACTACTTATTCCCAGCTGAGCTATCAGTGCTGGTGCAACTTTGTCTATCTCGACCAGTCTGAGCGTGAGTATTTTGCCCAGGCGACCCATGACCTTCTGATTACTCAGGTTCAGCGGGTTCCCATAGGTCAAAACTCTGTACAGGAGCTGGCCCTGGCTCAGCCGGTGAAGTTCCTAGCCTTCCAGTCTCAGGCGTACGGAGCCATCTACAACTCGGGACTGGCCTCGGCCTCCGCCACCAACTACCAGATGAAGGTGCAGATTAACGGTGTTGATGTGGGTGAGTCCCGCCCACTTCCCGCGTGGACGGATGCGAACCAGTACTACCACACTTCGTACGGGTACCTTGCCAACAACATCGAGACGAGTATCCTGGTCATACCCTACTGCCTCGACACGTCCAAGCTGCAGCCAACTGGGACCCTCAACTTTTCTCGGCTAGATACATACCGTCTCGTGGTTCCGGCGGTACTCAGCGGCGGGCTAGGGGCCCTGGCAAACCCGGGCGTCGCATCCCCATACATTTACGCAGTCAACTACAACGTGCTCCGTCTCCAGAAGGGCATGGGCTCGGTGCTTTACGCAAATTAAATACTTTGTATTTTTCAAATGCAGATGTGGCCGTGGGTCCTCCTTCTGGGTCTCGTGTTTTTGATTAGCTACGATCCCGGCTCGCGTAACCTGGCCAATTATTTTGACAGCCCAGTAGTAGAGCGTGATGGATCCATCACCGAGGCGGAACGACCTTCCTCACGAAAGGCATAAGAGTATAGCGATACCTGTGAGTAGTTCTGTGAACGGGGATCCCGCCAAGTTCCTACTGGTCCACGACCGAAGATACAAAGAATGGACATTTGTAACGGGCGGATGTCGCCGCCGTGAAATCTTCAATCCTCTACGCTGTGCAGTTCGCGAGCTAGAAGAAGAGACTCGTGGGATCATAAATCTGAAAAAGGGAACATATTCCTATTTCAGTTTTTCCTTCAAAGACTCGGAGGGCGTAAACAACGTGTATCACGTATATGTCTTTGACGTACATATGACTGAGACCGAGCAGAGTCACATAGTTACTCGCTTCAATGAGGAAAAGGCAAAGATGGATGGCCGCCAAGTTCCTTTCCGAAAAAACTACGATGAGAATGATTCGTGCGAGTTTGATACACTCGAAGGAATCACGGGTCGCCGAGACCTCTGGGACATGATACGGACCCATGTTCTCAGGAATCCACAGTTTCAAAAGTTTCTGGCAAAACCAGAAAAACAACCTTTTTTTATACGCCCTTAGTAGATGCAGGCGTCCCAGCCCTCTGGGACTTTAAACAAAGTAAAGGCGGTACTAGCCCCGCCAAAATGGTCCGAGTTATTTGGTCGGGCCAGCCTCGGCACGGGGAATCGCCTCGGAAACAATGGCCAGAGTCACTCGGTCAAGAGAGAAATGTGGGCCATGGTGGTTCTGGCTACGTTTGGGCTTGTCTTGGGTCTGTGCGTAAATGCTCTTTTCGGGCTTCTCGTCCTGAAACTGAAATCAAGGTGGAATAAATTCTTCTGGGCTATTTTCCAGCTCTTTACAATCTTGGTAATGACATTCGCAATGTATAACTTTCTTCCCGAGACCCTGACGGGAACTTTCCAAGGGACCTACCCAGGCATGATGTTCCCTGTATTTTTCTACGGAACACAGACGAACATGTTCGATGGATTCAAGGCCCCCTTTGGACCCATAATGGGTTAAATTAAAAAAAATAAAAAAATAGTTTAAAACAAATGACTCAAAAGAAGGATCAGTTGATCGTCCGCCTTTTGAATCTTCGTGGTGATGACTCTACGCCGCCATCAGACTTTCTAAAATATTCTATTCAGCAAATTTATCACTTTATTGAGGTTGAGGAGGAGAAGCGCGAGGCTATGAAGCAAGAGGTGGCTGTCGCAGAGGTCGAGCCTCCCGTTCAGAAAACTCGCAGTGCCTTTGATGACTTTTTTGGGTGGAAGTAAACCGAGTCTGGGCTTGCAGCCTCGGTCTCTTAGAGGAAATAATCTCTTTCTTAGTAAGATGCAAATTCTAAAATGGAATCGCAAGGATAACGAGGCTCCGACCCATGTTCTTATGAATGGCGGCCAGCTTCACGTCCCAGAACGCGACCTCGACGCGTTCTGGAGGGCCTACCTCTCGGACCTTGCGTGTGGTAAGAAACTCTTTGTCGTCGAACAAAAAACTGAAAAGTTCCGGTTTTTTGTTGATATTGACTATCGAGCGGAGAAATCTCTCGCGGATGACGAGACGCTCGAACTCTGTCGGAAGATTTATGATTCCGTTGGGGAGGGAGGCCGCTGTCTCGTGGCACGGGCCCCTGCCCGTGAAGACAAAGGCCAGGTCAAGTCAGGGATACATATGCACTGGCCAGATCTCGTGGTCACCAAGACAGAGGCTGTTTCTCTGAGGACCCAGATTCTTATGAATCTCGAAGAAGATCACTGGCCCGAGACGATAGATGCGAGCGTATACAGAGGGGCGGGACTTCGCTGCTTGTGGTCTCTGAAGAAGGGGGCGAATGGAGCCTACGTGCCGTGGCGTTCTATCCCAGACGGAAAATCTCTTAACGCGGCACCTTGTCTCGATGCGCTCAAGCTCTTTTCTGTCCGTACGACTGGCGGAGAGACGGGGCGGGTCAAGGCGGCTTCATTCGCAACAGATTCTTCACGTCTCGAGCAGTTTATTCAGAACAATATGGAGGGTCAAGAGAACGCCAGGGTCAGGGCTGTTCGAAGGACCAAAAAGGGGGAGGGCAAGGGTCTCTGCGTAGAGACGGATTCGAAGTGGTGCGAGCGCATCAGGGGATCTCACAAGTCGAATCACATCTGGTTTTACATAAATGGTAAAAGTATAGTCCAAAAGTGCCTCAACGAAGAGTGTTTCGAGTTTTCTGGTCGTGAGCATTTTCTCCCGCCATCTATTAGTAATGAATCTGTTTGTGTGGATACTCCTACTCGTCCTAGTCTTGTGGATCTTCTTCCCGAGGCCTGGCGCGGGACGTTTCCGGGAATTCGAACAGAAGTTTCACAAGTATTCGGGTCTGGACCCAGACGAATGGATGTTGTTCCAGACGAGCCTACGGGAGTTTGACAAGAATCTAGAGCCAGGTCCTCTCTATAGAGCCGTGGATCACGCACGGAATCTCGGCCTTATGAATACAAATTTTACGGATGAGGTTAATAATCTAGCGGACCGCTTAGGATATGAAGGAGAGGTCCTATTGAATCAGCGGGCCGTGACGAATGGGACAGTATTTAGGCCAAGATATTTGAATGAAGTCATCCCAGATCAGCCGCAAACACTCTACTTAAACGATTCAAAACCCATGTTTACCATAGATGTCAACCCCATTGGACGCAGCCCCCATTTCGACGCCCTTGGAGGCCACACCCGCGCCTGAGGCCCGCACGCGCTATGGCCGTGCAGTACGTGCGCCAGTTCGCTATGAGCCGATAGAGAAAGTTGAGGATGATTATGGGTCTGATGACTATGACGAGGATGAGTCAGAGATTGGCTCGGGTATAGAGTACAGTGACTCTGAATTAGAGGCAGAAGATGACGACAGTGACCTTGATGGCTTCGTTGTTCCAGATAGAGACGAGAGCAACGAGGATGATAATGGATCAGGAACAGACTCGGATTCCGACGCCTCCTCCAGTGGAGTACACCCCACAGTGGCTGGATCCAGAGCCGCCCCCAGAACCCCCGCCCGTAAGGTACCAACCAAGGTTCCAGTTCGAGGAAAGAAGCAGTAGTTTTGTTGACAACAAGTTAATTATAGGCATTGCTATAGGAGTTATCGTCATGGGAGTCTTAATGACGATGAGACCTATGGTCATTCATGGAAAGTAAAATGCGAGGCTATTCCCCAGGTTGTGTGTAGTGTGCGAAAACTCGGACCTGCGCCGAAGCCAGCGCCGCCGTCGTGTTTTGAGGAGTAGTGTCTTTATTAATAAAATACAATGGCGCTTTATTACTCGGAGAATCGTTTCCCACGAATTCTCCGATTGGTCCAGTTCTGTTTTTATAGACATCTTCCTGAAGAAAGCCGACCCAGGCCCCTTCACGTCTGGTAGAGTCCGTTACATCTTTCATGTAATCATAGTCGTAGTATGGGGTTTTCGCAAAAGGATTATCCCACGCGGGAGGTTTGAGCATAGGTAAAAGTCCGTAGGCAGTTGAAAGCAGCCACAGGACTATGGCCAGGCTTATAAGAGTGAGCCACATCTACTAACTTACTTAGAATTTAAATGCAGGATTTGGGGATACCTCGTCGATGGGAATCGCTGGGTCGCCATCCTTTGTATTCTGTGACTGGAGTTTTGGGTCCTCCGCTCCAGCCAAACGCCGCTCCTCATCCTCCTTCTTGCGCTTGGCGATCTCAAGGCTTACCTCGGCAGCAGCCATACGACGTAGGACCTCCTCATCCTTCTCAGGGAACTCCTCCTTGAGCTTATCAAAGATTTCTGCAGGGTGAGGAATTGGGGGTACATCGGGACGGTTATAGTACACAGAGTTCTCATCCGAAGGATCGGCGTAGGGATACGGGCCGTCAAGGGGCTTGGCCATCATGTCGCGCTTGCGCTTCTCGAACATGGAGGCGGCCTGCGACTGATTCTCGCGATATTTTACCATAATCTCCTCGAGCTTCTCGTTGGCATAGTGGACATTATCAATCTGGTCGCGATTCGGTGGGATCAGGAGCCACTTGTACATGTCAACGACATAGATGTCACACAGGCCATCCTCCTTCTGGAGGCGCTTGGCGTGGCTCGCGGCCTCATCACGGGTCGGGAAACACCCACGAATCTTCATTCCCAGGAGGTCATTCTTCTGTGGCTGGTCGGGGCCGACGAAAGAGATACAAGCAAAGAGTTGGCCGGGGATCGTCAGGTAGTCTGGCTCGAGAGAACCCATTTAAAAGTAAGGGGCTCTTATTTTTTAAGTAAAATGACGCAAGAGATGCGTAAACTGCACAACAAGTGCAAAAGAGATATCATAGGAAACTATGTCTGGCCTGGAGCTCGCGTCCTCGACTGCGGCTGTGGCCGTGGAGGCGATCTTCACAAGTGGAAAATGTTAAAACAGGCGGAAGTCGTAGCAATCGATCCCGATGAAGAATCTCTCAGAGAAGCGAGGGTTCGGGCCCTGGAGAGCCGGAGTCAGGTCCAGATTATCGGCCCTGGAGATATTCGTCACGTAGAAGGGGCTTTTGACATTGTGTGCTACAACTTTTCACTACACTACATAGTTGACTGTTTCGAAGAGTCCCTGGAGGCTATCAGGCGTGTTCTGCCTCCTGGAGGTCTTCTCATAGGTATAGTTCCTGAAAAGGCCAGGGCCGAGATGCTTACAAATGGTCAGCCATGGAGTGACCGCCTCGGCAATACCCTTGAAATCCGAGGAGACCGACTCTGGGTCAACTTGGCCGACGGCCCTTTCTATGCAGATGGCCCGCGTGAAGAGCCTATGCTCGATGGCCCTGAATTTATAGAGAGGCTCGGATTCGAGGTTCTGATGTGGGAGCCCATGATCCCCAGGCCTAATGGTCTCATTTCAGATTTGTACACCAAGTTTTCTTTTCGAAAGGTATAATAGATGAAGGGCGTTGTAGCCATGCTGCTCTTGGGACTCCTTGTGGCGATCCTTGTCCTCAATGATCAGCCCCCACTTTTGGTTCAGATCAAGCAGAGATACGAGAGGCTCCTCTGGACACTCCACACGGACGCCAACCTCGACCCGCGCTGGGAGCCAATAAAGAATCGCGTCATCCTCACGGCAATGAATGGCTGGAACAAGTCCAAGGGGGCAATAGGATTTAACGTCAACAAAGGATACGAAATTTACATATGTATGGATATGGATCCGAGTATTGACCCAGAAACCAGGGTCAATACAGCGATGCATGTACTAATTCACGAGTTGTGTCACTCGTCCGTATCGGAATACGAGCACTCGTCCAACTTTTGGAAAAACTTTAAAGATTTCAAGCAGTACTGCTCAGAGCATGGGCTGTATACTATGGGCAATGTAGGACCCTACTGTGGCGAGAATATTAGGCCCTAGAGACGAGACCGCAGGTCTCAGATCCGCAGGGCCGGGGTTCCCGGGACTCTGGCGGTCCGAGTCCTACGGACTCTCACAGAAACTTCTGAGCTGCATAGAAAACCAGGGCCGCCACGAGGGCCGTGATGAGCATAGCAGTCATAGAACCCTCCTCGATGTTTGGAAAGAAAGACCCTATGCGTTCCTGGACCTGCTTGGACCCAGCCACCACCGCCGCCAGACCAGCCAGGGCTGCCATGTACTGCTCTGGGGACATATTGAATGGAATCTTACCGTGATGGGCCTGCTGTTGCTGTTGCTGGATAGGTGCGGATGGGGGAGGGACCTGACCCATCACCATATTCTGCATTTGCATCTGCCCGCCAGGGGGGACGATTTCATCAAGTGACGTTGAAAACTCCGCCATTTGAGATTCTCCAACGTTTTTTTCCGGGGGATTCAGCGGCTCCTCAAGAAGACCCTGAGGTATGACGGAAGATATTTCAGTAGAGCCGTTCGCATCATATGGCTCCATTTATGGTTATATCTTAATTTTTTTGAACACAGTGGGCCGCGGGGCCTGGGATCCGAGTCCTTCGGACTCGTCTCTAGACCTTCTTTACGACTATAGTATTCGTAGGCTTCCTGGCTAGTCCTCCTGGCTTGGAGCCAGCCAGACCGTGCTTGGGGTTGTAGTGCCGACGGTGAAAGTCCCAAAGGGCCGCCGAACCACAGCGGAAGTTCTTCCTAAGAGTTGCTTTATAATAAAAGACGCAGTTTTGAACATCGTTACTCTTAGAGGTGTTGTCCAGGACTAGGCACTCGTAGTTCTCCGTACAGGCATCCATCACCTGACAGAACTGGTCAAATGTTGGGAAAACTCCAAAAAAAGCCTTGTAAAGATTTTCACGATTCTGACGAACGTTGTCTCGAAGAACAAAGACATAGTCCACGTTGGTCCGAATCATAGGAGTCATATCCATGCAGTACTGAGTTGTCATCATGAAGAATATCTTCCAGTGACGGCCATTCATAAAGAGTTGGCGTATACACGAGTCTCTCATAAATGCTCGGTCATACATGCAATCGTCCATAAGAATAAAGACGGGCGAGACCTTGCCGGCGGCTATATTTCTTTTTTGTCTATCTATAATCTTTTCTATAGCCGACTTGTTGTACTCTCCATACACAAAGAGGTCGGGGATGAAGTTGCGGTAGTGACCATTACCCTCCTCGGTGCCTGACATGGCGATGCCCGCTGGCAAGTGCTTCTTGTGCCAGAGGATATCCGTAACGAGACTCGTCTTTCCAGTGCCACGCTTACCGATGAAAATACAGACCTTGTCATCCGCCATTGTTCTGGGGTCGAATTTTCTCAATTGAACAGTCATCCTGGGAGTTGCGGACATATTTCGCGGCCCAGGAGACCGCAGCCCCTTGAGCCTCCTTTTTTCCAAGCAAGTTAGTAGAATGAGTGCAGGAGAGGTTCAACTCGCCGCTCTCGGAATGCAAGACGCCTACCTTACAGGCGCCCCACAAGTTACATACTTCAGGGGAGTGTATAGACGGCACACTCCTTTTAGTGTTCAATCATTCAATATTCCTTTTCAAAATCAACAAATTAATTGGGGAAGCCAGGCAATCTGCCGCATTCCCTTTAAAGGAGACATGATACAGTCCACGACCCTTTCAGTCACTTTACCTCAGATTTTCCCAGCAAGCACCCAATTCCAGTGGAATCAGCCCGTTCAGAACATGAATCCCCAGCCCTATCTTTTTATAAATGGAAGCACTACACAGTCAAATACTTCGGCAGGCGTTCAGACTTTTTTCATTGCGCCCCCCCCATCTCCTTCTTGGATTGGCTCGGACCTGTCGCCATATATTTCATATAGCTCTTCATTGGGGCAATTTAAGTTGGCGGCGTCCGTTACGAGTGTGGCCGTCTACACATCAGATGTGACTACAATAGGTGTATTTTGGGGCCTAGATCCCAATGGATTCTCTAGTACAGGGACTATTAATAACAAACCAGCAACATACTGGAATTTTAATGGCGGAGGACCTACAAACTTTACAGTTCTTCAGTCTGGCTGGAAACCCTACAATGCATCCGCTACTACGAACGCATCCAACTCCCTGTTGTTCGTTGGCCCTAGTAAATCCTCGGGTTCTGCGGTTGCCCAAGGTATTCCCGTTAATCAGCCCAAAACAGACCCACTCGCTCAGTTTACAACTCCTATATACATTAAATTTCAGAATTTTTCAAATGTTATAGGTGTGAGCTCTTTCATCTCATATACGCCCAGCGTGGGAAATCTTCAGTTTAAATATCCAGGAACTTATGCAGTTACTATTACCGCTACTGGCCTTGGCGCTCCTACCCGTATAGGAATTGGTCATATATCCACTGATTCTAGATACAGCGTAGGCTATGATTACGACTATATTTATACTTATAACGTGCAGTTCGCGGGCCAAAATACAAAGGCTATATTACCAGTCAATGTAACAGATCCTACTCAATATTATTTTGTAGAATTTGAAGGCGCAACCTTGGGTGCTATTGGTGCTGATATGGAAGTTCTTGTGGAAGATCTAAACGAGTTTTGGACAGTTGGCGCAAATGCTGCAATTATAAATAATACTCTACCCTTTTCAAATCTTGCGAGAAACGGGATCACCCAACAGGTCACAGCAAATACATTGAGTAATACTTTCGCATTTGGAACGACTGGACTTTATAATATTTTTGGAACCCTTTCTGTAAATTCAGCAAACACAATTAGTTCCGTAGCCCTCATTGAGCAACAACTCATAGGGCTCAACAAGTTTGGTAAGGCTAATGTGGTTTCTCAGTGGAACAGTCCCCAGGCATCGAGTCCGAGCGTCAGCTTCACGCTCCCCGTGCAAGTCGTCAGCCCTAGTCAAAATAATTATTCTATAATTGTTTCCACAAATGATACGAATGCCCTTGGTAACGCCATATCAACAACGAGTTTTGGAATAGAATATTTCGGTTCAAATACTTTTCCAAAGATTTCTCAACAAAATGACTTTAGGCAAAACGGCCTCCTCGTAAGGGCGAGTAACACTTACGCGGCAAACTACAAATTAAGTACTTCAAATATAAATCTTTATTCAATTTCCAATACTTATGGGAACTCTTTTCATACATCCGTTACTGGAGGAGGAAACCTAAATTTTAGTAACGTGTCTCAGTACAGGATAGGTGCTTATGTTGAAACGAGTAATGCATATGTATCAAATATTACAGTATGGTCGGGGGCGACTGATGCCATCTTGGCGGCGTCTCTCGTCCCTGCTAACGCGAGTCAGGCTGCCCTCGTAGCATCGCGAATCCTGCCCGTGGGTCTACAAGGAGGCTACACTACAGATCTTATAATACCTGTTCCTACATCTGCTGAAGTGGCCAACAATTACCAGATACGAGTCGGTTTTACAGAATCTTATGCTGGTCAAATATACACAAATGTTACAGCAAATACATACTTTACTATAGTCGGCATGACGAGCACGGGTTCTACTACTTCTTATTCTTACGTAGACTCGGTCGGAACTTATCTCGTGCAAAGTGCTGAACTACGGATGGGTGGGCAATCCATACAGACGCTGACTGGTGAGATGATTGAAATTTATAATGATTTATTTGTTCCCCAAGAAAACCAGCCAGGTCTAACGCTTCTCACGGGGAAAAAAGATTCATCAATTGTGTATAATCCTCGAACATATTACATAAACCTGCCCTTCTTTTTCTACGGGTCTGCCGAGTTGTCCTTGCCCATCTGTGCCTTGACCCTCCAGGATCTAGAAGTATGGGTAACATTCAATGACTTCCAGAGTTTACTCGTACAGCCTGGAATCCTGCCGACTCCAGCAGCCATCACGACATCAGTAGTCGTAGATTATGCTTACTTATCAGATCCAGAGATTAACTGGTTTATTAGACATCGTCAGGAGTATATAATTAGACAATTGCAGTATTCGGAGTTTCGCCTGAATGCTGGTCTTACTTTCCCTTTGAACTTTCAAGGATCTATTCGCGAGATCTATTTCATCATCCAGGACGCGACAGACGGTCCATACGTCTATGATACAGATACTGGAATCGGAGTGTCCATAAACTTCAACGGCGAAGACTACATAGACGCAAGTACAATGGATGATAATTTCATGCGATTCGTAGGGCCCATTGAGAAGTATGCCCGTCAGCCCACACGCAATCTATACGTGATACCCTTGTGCAGGAATCCCCTTAACGCAAGACCCACTGGTTCAGTCAATATGAGCAGAATATATCAAAAGAATATTCAGTTTACATTACCAGAGATGATATCCCTGGCTACAAAGACCGTTCGGATATTCGCTGTAAACTATAATATTCTCCGTGTTGAAAATGGGCTGTCTGGAATTATGTACCAATAATAGTAGATGGCTGGGCGGCAACTTTTGTCCCAGCTTGGTCAGGAGGACATTGTCTTGTCAGGTAAACCTGAAATCACCTTTTTCAAGGAGGCTTATCCTTCCCAGGGGCTATACGCGAGCCGAGTCATAGATGTTCCTTTTAAGAATGTTCCTACATTTGGAGATGAGGTGTCTACTGAAATACCACTTAATGGAGACCTCATGACATCCATGTACTTGGCGTTCACTTTCGGAACCAACCTCGGCGTATCCTTCAATGCCCAGGCGGGAATTCTTATGATAGATTACGTTGAACTTTATTCGGGAACAGAACTCATAGAAAGACTATGGGGAGAATATATAGGTATTCTTAACGAGTGCCAGATCCCCACAAGCAAGCAGGCGGCTCTCACAAGCATAATCGGTGGCGGAACTCCCACATCGACTTTTACTCCAGCAAACTGGTCGATGGCGCCTTTCAAATTCACAGTGCCCCTTCCTTTTCAGTGCCTCCGACACGGGCTTCCCCTTGTTCCTGGAATGAATTTCCGCATATCTCTCAATCCACCGTCTTCTTTCTTGTCGGGAACATCTATCCCATCTTTCATTCCATCAATGCAATTTAATTTTTATACAGAATTTGTAGTCCTGAGCGAACCAGAAAAGAACTTTATCAAAAACAGAGGGCCTGTTATATACTTGGGTGAAAGCGTTGAAATCGCGCAGTTTGACGTGACGAACCAGAGCGCCAATGTTCGGTGCGTGACTGACTTTCTTCACCCAGTAAAAGAAATCTTTTTTACAATTCGCAACAGTTCTTCGATCGCACCAGATTACTGGTTTGACTATTCAAATACTGCACAGGGAGGAACGAGCAGTCAGTATTGGTCAAACACATATTCAAACATAAATCAACTAAACTCGATGGGTATATATTTCGAAGGTATCCGCCGCGTGGACCCGTTATGGGCTACCAGCATCTACCTTGGGACAACACAGTTCATCGACTATCACACACGAGTACCAACAAAGCCCTTCTACATGTACTCATTTTCACTCGATCCTGAAAATCCAAAACCTGCAGGATCAGTAAACCTTGGAAGAATAAAAAATCAATATTTTGATTTCTTTTTACAACCCATGCCCTCGTGGAGAAGCCCATCAGACCGGATCCTGACTATATGGGCCAGGCATTATACTTTCCTGGAAATTAATGGATTCAAGACTATCAAAAACTTATTTGACGGAAAGGGGGACAATGGATATCTCGTTTACTTGCCCTGAGTTGCGCTAAAATATAACTTTAGAAAAGGACTGAAATAGTAGATGGAGCAACGAAGTTGCGATGGGACGGAGTCCATGGAGCCGTTTGACCCAGGCGGGGACGCATTTTGTGTATTCTACGCCGTCATCAGGGATCCCCGCCCATTTGAAAAAACAAAATTTAGTATTTTTCAATTGAGTGACTCTGATGACGATGACGATTTATTCAAAAAGTTTTCAACTATTCAGCCCGACGAGTCAGACTACGACTCTGAATGAAAATTCTTGGCCCATAGTAACAATGCTTCATCCAAGCGTCGCCATCGTCGGGACTCTGCTCAATATCATGGCCCTCAGTTGGATCCTTAACCTCGAGCGAACAGGTTGCCCGTGTGCTAACGATTGGCGGCGCAAGGTCCTGAAGTACTGGTACTTCCTGACTCTGCTCTGGCCCCTTGTTGTATTTATTCTCAAGCCACCTATGTTCCTGACCAAGATTCTGGGTCTCTTTGGCCTGGTGGCTTTCTTCGCACTGGCCAGTTCGCTCTGGACCATTCAGCGCCAGAAGTGCGGCTGTGCCCAGGACTGGCGTGAGCGGGTCCTGCTCGTCACGACATCCCTGTCCGTGATTGGCCTGGGAATGGCAGCACTTAAATAATTTTTCTCGGACTACAGTAAATGGCCAGTGCCGTTGCAGTCGAGGTCGAGTCTTTTGCTCTCAACGCCATAGTGGGTTCTCTGGCTCTGACCGCCTCCCTCAGCTGGCTCGACTTTGTCCGAGCCATCGTGGCAATGATCGTCCAGGTTCCCAAGGATACCACCCAGTTCTTCTTGATCACTGCCCTACTGACAACGCTCCTATCGGTGGTTGTCTATATGCTCATTAAGACCATGGCTCGCAATGTTGTCATCAACAAGCCAGGCCAGGTTTACGCAGTCACTCGCTAAGTCCGTCGGACTTAGACGCCTACAGGCCCAAATTCGCCTACTGGATTTGGCACGATAAATCTCTTGTATACTACATATCCTAAAATCCCAAGAAGGGCCAGCAAGACAACCGTCCACCTTCCGAAGCGCGTCTTCTGCGGAGGAGGGGGCGGATCAGCCTTGTTTTCCACATCCTCAATAAATCGTTTAATCTCAAGATCCGCAACACGGCGCTCGAGTTCATTCTCTTCCTCGGTCGGTTCCATGACCTTGGCCCGCACGTGTAGACGCAAAATGAAAGAGTTTTGCTCAAGACCATTGAATATAAGGGGTTGGCCATGGATGTCAACCCATCTGACAGTTAGTCGCTGTAGGGAGTTGATCGGTTCAGGGTAAAAAACAGAAATTCTGTAATCTTTATTTTCATGAAAGTTCTTGATAAATCCAGAGTTGACGTCAAGTGTTATCGGAGCAAAGGCTCGGCTCGGACCATCTCCAGCAGTGAGTTGGGTCGTGTATTTGGTCGCACCAGACTGCATTTGCACGTACTGAAGACCTCCCGTGAATATGTGCCGAGGAGTCTTGAGCTCATCGATATCCAGGAAAATCTGTTCTCCTACTGAGGCATTCACGACCACATTAGAGGTCAAGATGTACTGGTTGGCGTAAGTCGGCCATGTCGAGCCAGAAGCGGCGACTTGCGTGGCGGCTATGGCCGTCGTAGTCACTGGAATGCCGACGATGTTCGAGAGCTCATTCGAATTAATCTGAATTCCAAAGGCGCTGGCCGAACTAAAGATGAATTTTCCTTCAAAAGTGAGGTACGTACAGGTGACGAGTCCTGTGTTGGTCAGAGCCGTAGCCATGTCATAGACTCCGTAGAAGCCAGGGTTGAGGCTGACTGTAGTGGCCCCTATGATCAGGCAACTCACGCCATTCGTCAGGTTATACATGGAGTTGGGAACCCGGGCACTAACTAAATCTACACGTTCTATATTCTTCACGGGACTCGACAAAAAGATGGTGTACGAGTTCCCTGAAGGATACAGAGTCATATCTCTGCTCTGTGAGCTACCATAAAGGAGAATCTCCTTGGCCGCCATTCTATTCTATTACAATAATATAATGCCGATTCCTCCAGGACCGGGAAGTTCTGGTATTCCCATGAAGAATCTTGTTCAACAGTTCAATTTGTTCCCGCCGACAACAAGCGGCCCTTATCCATTCAATGTAGACCTCAGAGTTCCATCGACAAACTACTCGCCGGCAGCATCATCCCCTACAATACCAACGACTCCTGGCACGGCCGCTCCTCTTGGATCTTTCGGAGGCTTGACGGCAGTCGTGTCTTTTACCAGTCCGGGGCCATTCACATGGACTCCAGGATTTACAGGAAATATACAGATTTTAGTAGTTGGAGGAGGAGGGGCGGGAGGGACGGCGTTCAACCGTGCAGCTGGAGGAGGCGGTGCAGGTGGCGTCGCAGTCAACCCGGCCTATCCAGTAGTCGCTGGAACGACATATACTGTGAGCGTTGGCGGTGGAGGAGCCATTGTTCCCTCTAGCCCGACCAGCACGCCGCAGATTCTCGCACCTTCTGGAACACCCACAACTTTCGCAGGGCCGGCCGGTACTATAACAGCACTTGGAGGCGGCGGGGGGGGTGAATCAGGTGGAACAATTACGGCTCTCGCTGGTGGAAGCGGTGGCGGAGCAGCCCAAGATATCAGATCAGGAACTTCGCCAGCGACTCAGCCAGGACAATCAAACCCATCAGGTACTGTAAACAATGGAAACACTGGAGGTTACGGCGCGGCATCTTACTCTGGAGGCGGCGGAGGCGGCGCGGGGGGGGCGGGAGTCGCGGGGTCTGGAGGAGTGGCCGGCGCAGGAGGGACGGGATATACTTGGCCTGTGAGTGGAGGCGTGTACGCGGGAGGAGGAGGAGGGGGGGCGGCGTCTTCGGGTAGCGGTACCGGTGGAACGGCTGGCGCAGGAGGTACTGGCGGGGGTGGTGCTGGAAGTAATACAGTAGGAATAGCAGGAGTTTCCGCCACGGGTTACGGTTCTGGAGGAGGTGGCGGAGGCGCGGGAGGTCCGGGTGTTTTTGGTACGGCCGGAGGAAGCGGTTCGGGTGGAATAGTTCTTATTTACGCATAGTTAAGGATTTCAACAATAAAAACTATAATGAAAGGGTTGTATAAGTCCATCAAAAATCTCATCGACCCTAAAGAGGCCAATGAGATTGCTGAAATTATACGCAAGACTGAAAAGAACCCTGGAGATCCGCAGGTTCCCAAGAGTCACTCGTACTACAACCTGCCCGTCTGCTCCATCCTCCTGGGCCGCCTTACCGAAAGCGTCTCGAAAGCCTCTGGACGGACCCTCCGGCCCTCCTACACGTACTGCCGTGTGTATCTGAAGGGGGCGGAGCTCGCGCCCCACAAGGACCGCCCAAGTTGCGAGTACTCCGTGACTCTGAACCTGTCTCAGACGCATCCATGGCTCATATATATGGCAAAAAGAGGCATCAAGCAGAAACCTGGTGATGGCGTCCTCTACAAAGGGTGCGAAATAGAACACTCACGCAAGGAATTCGAGGGAGATGAATATATTCAGGTATTTCTCCACTATGTTGATGCAGAAGGTCCCCACAAGGATCACGTCTATGATCTGAAAAAAGAAGCGGCGACTCAGTACAGGTTTTTGTTCGGAGGCGACGTATTCCCAAACCTTGTGAACTATTACAGATTTGTGAGTGCAATACCAGATGCACAGATTGTGGAGTTGCGAGCCCGGCTCGACGCCAAGGAACTTCGGGATGCCGAGGTTGGCTCTGTGGCTGGGACAGTCGACACAGACATTCGTCGTTCGAAGATTTTTTGGCTTCCAAAGACGGATGAGTTTGTAGAAATTTATAAATTATTTCAAGAACTCATTTCAAAGTGCAACAAAGAGTTTTACCAGTTTCATCTTACTGAAATTACAGAACATATACAATATACAGTTTATAATGAGAGTGATCAGGGCCACTATGACTGGCACATAGATATGGGGCCGGATAAGGCACATAGGAAGTTGAGCCTTGTGTGTCAGTTATCGGAGCCTTCGGAATATGAAGGTGGCGAACTTCAAATCAATACGGGAAAAATCATAGTCGCTGAAAAAGAAAAAGGAACAGTTATTCTTTTCCCTAGTTATTTGATGCACCGGGTGACTCCAGTCACGAAGGGAACCCGACGGTCTCTAGTACTTTGGATAGAAGGGCCTGCATTTGTATAACACGCTCCTCTAGAGCCTCGCGCTTGCTCTTCTCCTCCTTGAGGGCCTCAACAAGCAAAGGAACTATCTTCTCATATTGAACCGTCAGATAGTTTTGACCTGTTTTGGACCTTTCAACGCCATCGACCTTCTCTGCATCAAAAGGGGCTCTCTTCACGGCCTCGGGAAGAACTTTCTGAACTTGCTGAGCGCTTAGTCCGACTCTCTGACAGTCATCATCAAATCCAAAAGACTTTGCCAGATCGTTCGTAACATACGTGAATGTGTCTAGGGAACACACCTTAACGAGGGCATTTTCTAATTTCCCCGTCCTGGTCTTGAGGCGATCATCAGAGTAATAGGCTATAATATCACCGCTACACCCCGTAGTGCCAAAAACTTGAAGGGTGTAGGAGGTAGGATTAGTAATTCCGATACCTACACGGGCCGCAGCTGTAATATTTAGAGTATTATCAGAATTCCAACATCCCAGGCCTAAATAATTAGTCGCATCGGCATCAGCCTGATGATTCCAGACAATGGTACCCGAGTTATTATTGGTATTTGTTTTACCTATTATGACACTTGTTTTTACGGCATTTCCCAAGGTAGATGCTTGAAAAAGAGCAGTCGGACCCGCCGTAGACCCGTTATCCACGTTGAATTTGTATAACGGATCTACCCTTCCTATTCCGACGTTGCCACTTCCTAAAATTCTCATTTTTTCAGAATATGTAGTACCTCCTGATGCACACGTATCAAAACGTATATAACTACCAGTGGCCGAGGCTGTAAATGTTTCGGCAGCACAAAGTTCAATTCCGACGGTTCTTCCAGAAAACGCGGCAGCGCTAGTGTATCCAAACCCACGCAGGGCGGTCAAAGGAAAGTCAGCAACAACTCCGGTTGGCGCTGCTAAAGTTCCCTTCGCACTCCGCGCCCTTATAATAGCGCCGTCTGTTGAGTTATATTCGGTTATTTGTACAGGCGCATTATTCTGATCAACAATATCAAGAGTTGCTGTTGGATTCGTCGTCCCTATGCCGACGCTGCCAGATGATTGAACACAAAAACCCGCCCCGCTCTGTCCGTATCCTAAAATTTTAAAATAGTTTGAAGAGCTTCCGTCACCGACATGATTATGATTTAAAAAAAACCCATTATTCGCACTAGAATTTTTACCAATATACATGGACACCTGACCGCTCGCTGCCACGGTACTGTCTCCCACGGCTAATTTTGTAATTGAGGTTGTACCATTTTGATATACGGTGGCTAAATCTCCAACGGTCAAGGGGGCTCCAGGATTCGTCGTCCCGATGCCGACGCTTCCAATTCCCACCAGATTCTGGGAGTTGTAAAAAGTCGTTGAGGACATTCTCTATTAAGTTCAAAGAACTTAATTCCATGAACTAGTACTTATTAAAGTAAGGGCTGAGACAGAACGCTGGGTCGACTGGGACCATCGTGCTTATGATACCGACATTTGAAACTCCGTATGGGACGCATGCTACCCGGCCATCTGGGAGCAAAGTTCCTCCAACGTATTTTGTACTAGTCGCATTCGCATCCCCGAATGTTGAGAAGGTTGCGGCTACTGGATCGAACATTCCGAAGTACGAAGAAGAATTGGGCATCATGACTACGTTCCCAGATGGTAACAAAACGCCTCCAAAAAAGGCGGGCGTCACCTGACCATGCGCCGTCGTAGTGACTATCGCGGGAGTCGCTGGATTGAAAACAATTATATTTACTGAATTTGCTGGAATAAGAACCACATTCCCGTTCGGAAGAAGAACGCCGCTTGCAAATGCGTAACTAGCCTGACCATGAGCCGTCGTAGTGACTATCGCGGGCGTTGCTGGATTATAAACGGCTATAGTACCTGCTGTCCAGGGCACTAAAACTATATTCCCAGAGGGCAATAACACTGTTCCAGCATAGCCCGTCGCCGAAACTCCTGATGATGCGTAAGTGAGAGCGACTGGATCAACGGTACCTACTACAGACGCACCATTCGGTGCCATAATAATCTTTCCCGTCGCTGAATAGCACCCTCCAAAGAATCCAGTGGCGGCCCCAGTCACGGCCGAATATGTACTTGTCTGAGGATTGAAACATCCGACCACAGATGCTCCTTGGGGAATAAAGAAGACGTTGCCATTTGGCGCCAATACGCCACCCGCATAGGATCCAGAAATAGCAGTACCCGTCGGTGTAACCCGTGAAGCAAGACCAGTCACTGGATTGAAGAATCCGACAGTTGTTCCGCTGGATGGAACCATGACAACACGGCCATCTGGAAGAAACACGCCCCCCTGATAACTCTGACCTCCAGTGTAGGCAACGTTCCCAAAAGAGGGCGTCTGACTCGTGGCCCACCAGCTCCGAGTCGGCTGTGAGGAGGCGTTACACGTGGCGGAAATCCAGGCCTGAATTGCTGGTCCGTTTGCGGCCGAGGGCGTTAGGTACGGACCGCGCTTGAAGATGTCCTCGCCATAGTAAATTGTTTGTGAAGAAATATTTGGAGAGTACAAGTTTCCACTTACGTAAACATTACCCTGAACATAGAGGTTTGTTGTTCCTGGGGAGGCGCCTATTCCCACGGTTGAAAATAGGAAACTATTAGTATTTATAGTTATGGCATTTATCGTGGTTGCGAAAATGTTGTTCACAGACAATGCATTACTGACATAGACATTTCCCTGAACGTAAAGATTCGCTCCTTGGGCACTGCCCGTGCCTATACCAACGTTACTTGTGAATATCAGACTGTAAGTATTTATTGTTCCCACAGTTAGAGTAGTTGCGAAGATGTTCGTGGTACTCAGTGAATTACTTACAACCACATTGCCCTGGACATACAAGTTGGCAAGACCTGGAGCAGCCCCTATTCCGAGGTTACTGGAAAGCACAAGGGCTGATGTGTTTATTGTGGCAGCGTTAAGAGTTCCTGTTACAAAGAGATTTGTTGTGCTCAGTGCGTTACTCACAAACGCATTGCCCTGGACATACAAGTTGGCAAGGCCTGGAGCAGCCCCTATTCCTAGGTTACTACTCAGGACAAGAGAAATTGTGTTCACCGTGGAAGTGTTCAAAGTGCCAGTAACATAGAGATTCGTGGTACTGAGTGCGTTACTCACTATGACGTTACCTTGGACGTAAAGGTTTGCTAGACCAGGGGCCGTTCCTATTCCGATATTACTCGCGACTACAAGAAATACTGTATTTATAGTCGTCGTATTAAGAGTACCAGTGGCAAAGATGTTCGTGGAGGTCAGGGCGTTACTCACGAATACGTTCCCCTGGACATACAGATTCGCGAGATTCGGAGGAGCCCCTACGCCTATGTTGCTTGAGGCAAAAAAACTAACAGTGTTAATTGTTGTTACATTAAGAGAACCAGTGACAAAGACATTCGTTGTAGTCAGGGCGTTACTTATGTAAACATTTCCTTGGACATATAAGTTGGCCCCTTGAACACTGGCCGTCCCTATACCGATGTTGCTTGTGGCCACAAGACTCAGTGTATTCACGGCCAAAGTATTAATACTTGTTGAAAATATATTGGTTGCCGTCAAGTTACTCGAAACAAAGACGTTTCCCTGAACCCACAAAGGAAAACCCTGCGGGTTATTTGTATTTATTCCAACATACCCTATGGGGCCATAGATGCTTGTGAGATTAGCCGTTGTGACGTTCACGCTTGTAGCATACACGTTGGTCACAGTCAAGGAGTTGCTTATCAAGACGTTTCCAAGAACATAGAGGTTGGCCAGACTAGGGACCGTTCCTATTCCAATATTACTTGTGACTACTAGAGAGACTGTATTTATAGTCGTAGTATTTAAAGTAGTCGCAAAGATGTTTGTGGCTGTCAAGGAGTTGCTCACGAACACGTTCCCCTGTACATAGAGGTTTGTTGTTCCCGCACTGGATGTTCCAATTCCGACATTACTTGAGGCAAATAGTGAAAGAGTATTAAGAGTCGTCACATTCAGAGTAGTTGCGAAGATGTTTGTGGCTGTAACTGCGTTAGAAGCATAAATATTTCCCGCAACATAAAGTGTCGTGGTTCCGGGGTTGGTCGTTCCGATACCTATAAAACCAAATTGCCCGAATATACTTGCGGTATTGAGAGTTGTTACATTTAGAGTCTGGGCAAAGACGTTGGTCGTCTGAAGAGCGTTGCTGATGAAGACATTGCCCTGGACGTAAAGATTTGTATTTCCCGGATTGGAGCCAATACCTATATTGGTAGTTACATAGAGAGACACAACGTTTAAAAAGCCCACATTGGCGGTTGTGGCGTATATATTCGTTGTGGTCAAGGCATTTGAAGCATATATATTACCTTGGACATACAGAGTCGTCTGTGATGGGCTGGCCGTTCCTATGCCTAATAATCCACTCTGGGTAAATAGACTTGTAAGGTTAATTGTTGTTGTGTTTATTGACGTTGCAAAGATATTTGTTGTGGTCAGGGCATTGCTCACGAAAGCATTCCCCTGCACATATAAATTTGCAAGAGTAGGGACCGTTCCTATACCCACGTTCCCAGAGGCTACCACGGTCGCCGTATTAACAGTAGTTAAGTTGGCCAGGGTCGCAGTCACATTCGGAGCATTCACAAACCCTCCTACGTAAAGATTCCCAAGAACCGTCAGATTACTGGCGAATATATTGGTAGTGGTCAGGGCATTAGTCACAATGGCATTTCCAGAGACATAGAGGTTGGCCAGACCTGGGAATACTCCTATTCCAATATTTGAAGAAACAATAAGCGTACTTGTGTTTATTGAATAAGTGTTTATAGATACGGCAAAGATATTAGGAGTGCTCAGGGCATTGCTTGCGAACACGTTCCCTTGAACATACAAGTTGGCTCCTTGGGGGTTGGTTGTACCGATACCCAAAGAACCAGATGAATTTACTATAAAAAGAGCATTTACAGTTGTGGCATTTATCGTGATCGCGTAGAGATTGGTCGTTTGGATGGCGTTACTCACAAAGAGGTTTCCCTGAACAAACAAGGCGGCCTGTCCTGAATTTGTGGTGCCTACTCCCACGGAACCCAGGGTTCCATATATGCTGGTCACATTGGCTGTTGTGCCTGTCAAGGTGGCCGCGAAGACCTGACTAAAAGGACTTGCTGCAGTTCCTATACTCAAAGGAGCAGTGCCTCCCACCAACACGTTTGTAAATGATGTGAAGGCGCCGAGAACTGTTAAATTGTTATAAACTGTCATATTTCCAGTCGTCGTTACGTCGCCGAAATTGGTAATCAGTACCATCTAATAGATGTCTAGAATTTATTAAGATATGGTGAAAGGCAGAATTCTCTTGATACTGGGGTCATGGTATTAAACACGCCTAGATTAGATGTTCCAGGGCAAAAGATGACCTGGCCACTGGGAACAAGGGTTGCACCTGTAAACCCCGTCCCAGTTTCGGACGAGTTAGAGTAGGTCATAGCAGAGGGATCAAACATCCCCACATTCGAAGAGCCCACGTTGGCCGTCGTTGTGAGGGACGGCGAGAAGATGATGTTGCCTGATGGCGTCAAGCAGCCGCCTCCAAAGAATGTGACGCAGTTGGCGTTAGACAGTGGGACCTGAATGTTTGAAGATGTAAAGTTGCTCGGATTTATGACTATGATATTTGAGTTTTGAGGGACCCCTATGACATTACCGTTCGGGGCCAAGACCAGGCCATTAAATCCAGCCGTACCCACATACAGGTTCGAGCCTGTTCGGGTTGATGGATTGTACTGGATCACGTTAGAAGAACCAGGAGAGGCGGCGATGATATTTCCACTAGGCAAAAGGAGTGAACCAGACTGTATGGCCGCACGCAAACCAGAAGTTATGGCTGAACCAGCGGTTGTAAAGGTCGGAGCGTTCACTCCCACCGTGCAAAAAACACCGAGTTGAGGGGACCATGCCAGATCGTTCAAACTTATAGTACTCGCTGGCAAGTTGACATATCCCGTCCAGTTCACGCCATCTCGGCTAAGGGCAGAACACGCCGATCCGGAAAATCCCACATTATTTACAACTGCGCAAAACATTCCAAGTTGAGGAGACCACGACACCGCCTGCCACTGCTGACGATCTAGATTTACGCTTGTTGTAGACCATGTGACTCCGTCACGGCTAGTAGCAGACCTGTTTCCTGTACTCAAATTTGGCGCCACATAGCACACAGTACAGAAAAGCCCAAGTTGAGGAGACCAAGCGACCGAATCCCAGTGGTCCTGAGGAAGACTCGTGCTTGTTGTCCATGTGATGCCATCACGGCTCGTTGCTGATGTGGGAGTTCCGTTATTACTCACGACGCAAAATATACCGAGTTGAGGAGACCAAGCGATACCTTCCCAGTTATTGGTTGCCAGAGAACCCAGGGTCCAATTGAGGCCGTCTCGACTCGTCGCCGCCCCTCCAGGAGTTTGAGAATTTGTACTTACTGCACAAAAAAGAGATAATTGAGGAGACCAGGCTATAATTGTTGGGGCGTATGTAGAAAACACAGTAGACTGAGCTGAACCCTGAGTCCACGTAAGGCCATCACGGCTCGTGGCCGTACTCGTCGTCTGCCAGACGCGCATGCAAAAAACGCCAAGGGCTGGAGACCACTCGATGTTAATACCTCCGTAGACTGTGGATGTTCCAACTTTCCAGTTGAGACCATTGGGGCTTATGGCCGAAGACGCATTTGTCGATATTGCAGAAAATATTCCAAGTTGAGGAGACCATGAAATTCCTACCAAGTTGGAAGTCGGGGGGAGAACGGACGAAAAGGATGACCAAGGATTGGTTGGAGGTGTCGCGGAATTCAAGGCGTAACAGTTCGTCTGGGTTCCTGTTGTGTAGTTATAGTGAATTATATTCGATGGAGTACCCATCGGAGTGAATATAACATTCCCAGATGGGTCGAGAGATCCCGAGTAAGAGCCTCCTGGAAGTGAGGTGGCATTTGAAAAGGTGGAAGTTAGTGGGTTGTACATACCTACATTTGAAACTTGTGGACAGAATATAACATTTCCCGTAGGCAGAAGAACTCCGTAGGAGAAGATACTAGTAGTCATTCCTGTAACAGGTGATGTTGAAAAGAACTGAGTTTGGGGTTGGTAAAATCCAACTACTTGCGCGTAAAAAGGTACGAAGAGAACGCGGCCATCTGGAAGAAGGACACTGCCCTGATATCCTTTTGAGATAGTAGTTGCGTTTGAAAAATTTGGTTTCTGCGAAGTCGGCCAGAAGGATCTCTGCGGCTGACTCGAGGCATTACATGTTCCAGATATCCATGCTTGAATCACAGGGCCATTGATGGAGTTCGGAACTAGGTGAGGAGAACGCAGAGTCAGATCTTCAACTGTATAAATTAGATTTGTCGTTGTTATATTTGAACCACCTACAGTCCCCGTTACGAAGACATTCCCCTGTACATACAAATTGGTAGTGCCAGCACTTGTTGTCCCTATGGCAAGATTGCTATTGAAAATAACACTAAAAGTATTTAGCGAGGTCACATTGAGAGTTCCTGAAACATATACATTGTTGATAGTCAGGGCGTTCGATATGTAGATGTTACCTTGAACAAAGAGATTGGCTCCCTGCGCACTCGCCGTGCCGACTCCTATATTGCTTGTGACTATGAGGGTCGTTGTGTTGATGGTGGCCGCATTAAGAGTTCCAGTCGCGTAGACATTTGTAGCCGTCAGAGCATTCGAAATAAACGCGTTTCCTTGGATGTATAGAGTTGCTCTTGTCGGGTCAGATCCAACCGATACATTTGAAAGAAAGAATTGTCCCGACGTATTGATAGTGACTACATTTAGAGTTCCTGAAACAAAGACATTCGTAGTCGCCAGGGCATTAGACACGTAAGCGTTCCCTTGAACTCCCAAAGCGGCCCCCGTGGAACCCACCTTATTTGTGTAAAAATAAGCAGTATTAATTGAATTTATATTTGAAGTTCCCGTGACGAAGACATCGCCAGTGGATAGGGCATTGGATACTAACACGTTTCCTTGGACGTATAGGTTCGCTCCTTGTGGAGTTCCTGTACCTATTCCCATATTTCCAGAAGCAATCAGGGCCTGAACGTTTATAAACGGCACATACACGGAGTTCGCAAAAATATTAGTCGTAGAGAGGGCGTTAGACACAAAGACGTTCCCTTGGACGTAAAGGTTGGCCAGAGTGCCGCCGATGGCCCCAGGTATCAAAAAACTTGGACTATTTATTTTAAAAGTATTTGCCGTGGTCGCAAAGAGATTAGTCGTAGAGAGAGCGTTAGACACAAAGGCATTTCCTATAACGTAAAGGTTGGCCAAAGTTCCGCCGATGGCACCAGGTATGAGAGTCTGGGTCATGTTGATAACGGAAGTGTTGATGATTCCAGAAAATAGGGCCACCGTCGTGAGGTCTCCACTGATATACAAGTTTCCAACTATGAAGAGATTTGCGGACGGGGTTGTTGCTGTTCCGACACCAACTGGTCCGTAGATGCTCAGCACATTGAGACTTGTGGTGTTCAGGGTCGTTGCGTACACATTCGTCGCCGTGAGGGAGTTACTCACGTAGACATTTCCAGATACGAATAGATTGGCCCGAGTTCCTCCTATATTGCTCGGAGCGAAAAGGAACGGTGCATTTATGGTATAAGTGTTCGTAGTTGTTACATAGATATTAGTGGTCGTGAGCGCGTTGGACACGAAAGCGTTGCCCGGCAGAGTCACTGTGGCCCCACCCGTGCCCAAGTTGAGAAGACCAGTAGTGCTCGTGATGAAAGTAGTCAAGGCATTTGCGTTTGATGCGTAAATATTCACGGCTGTCAGATTGCTCGTCACGTATGCATTTCCTTGAAAATACAGACTTGTTCCCGTCGGGTTTGTGGTCCCTATTCCGAGTGGAGAGGCGATGCTCGAGACATTCAGGGTCGTGCTGTTGGCTCCAGTGGCTATGACATTTGTGGTAGTCAGGGAGTTGCTCACGTAGACATTTCCAGGTACTACAAATGAATAACCTGGTAAATATTGAGTTATTGAAATTATAACAATTCCAGAACCTCCTGCAGCGCCCGTCGCCTCGTTTGCGCCACCGCCCGCGCCGCCACCAAGACCGTTCGTTCCAGCCACGGCTGGGTTTGATCCCGCTGCATTCGTCTGAAACGCACCAGCGCCACCCCCGCCTGCACCACCTGATGCAGCATTCGGCCCACTGTATCTATTTCCACCGCCACCGCCACCGCCGTAATAAACTGGCGATCCTGAAATTGAAGACTGAACACCAGAACCCCCAGTTCCTCCAGAGCCAGTTGGGCTTGAACCGCTCCCTGCCGTTCCTGCCCCGCCTACTGCTCCGGCACCTCCGCCTCCGCCTCCGGAAGCATAGGCACCCGAGATCGCCACCGCCCCTGACCCGCCAGAGTTTCCCTGGCCCGCCGTACCAGCTCCAGCAGTAAGGATGGAGCTGGCCGTTGCGTTACCACCACCACCTCCTCCGGAACCTCCAGCCTGTCCTCCAGTGACGCCGTAGCAACCTCCATAGCCGCCGCCGACCGCAGCGAAAGCACCGAATGTAGAACTACCGCCTTTTGATCCAACCGTCGAACCCGTTCCAGCTGTTCCACCAGTACCGACGGTCACTGAATATGTTCCTGGCGCCAAAGTAGTGGTACCAGTGACGACACCTCCGCCGCCGCCTCCGCCGCCAAGGGCTCCCGAACTTCCGCCGCCGCCACCGACAACAAGATACTGTACAATCAAAGGTACATTAGTTGTAAAAGTTCCACCAGAAGTACTTGTGTAAGTAGCTACTGTTCCAGCCAGCGACCCTCCAGAGGCCGCCAATAGAGGGGATATACCATAACTTATTGAATTGGATTGAATAGACCCAATATTGGCCACGGGTGGCGACAGCCCTGCCGCATAAACAGTTGTAGTCTGGACAGAATTAGAAACAAAAATGTTCCCAGAAATGAGAGCCCCTGTCTGCTTATTCCCGGGTGTGTTAAGTCCCGCGGGGCCGGTGATATATCCGATGTTTGAAACTCCCGAGACATTCATTAGTGTCGCGTAGATGTTGGCCGTCGTGAGGGCATTACTCACATAGGCGTTTCCGATGATGTTCAGAGAGGTAAAGGGGTCATAGGTTCCTACAGATAACGTGCCAGTCAAAAGACTGACTGTATTTAGTGAATAAGTATTTATGTTTGAAAAGAGGCCAGAGGTTGTTAGGTTACCCGCCGTCACGTTCAGGCTTATATTCGCGGAAGTTGCGAAGATGTTTCCTACGGTCAGGGCATTGGTGAAGATGGCGTTTCCAGAAATGTATAAATTCGCACGGGTTCCTCCTATGTTTGACGATGTGACGATTGTAGAAGCGTTAAGACTTTGGGTATTTATTGATGTGGACCATATGTTTTGAGTTCCAAAATCAGAACTCACAAAGATATTCCCACCAACGTAGAGAGTCGCAGCGGGAGGAGTCGCTGTGCCGACGCCTAGAGTTCCTGCAATAGTGACAATAGAAAGAGTTCCTGTATTCATCGTCGTGGCGTTGGCGGTCTGGGCCGTGACTGAATTGCTCGTAAGGATATTTCCCAGTACATTAGCGATGTAGGGGCTTCCAGTGCCTGAACGGGTATTGACGTTCAATGTGGCAACACTTGTTACATTCATGACAGTTACGTTCGCCCCTTTGGAATAAAGAACCGACCAGGGAGTTCCAGCCGAGCCTACATTTGATGTGGCGCTTGCGGTTGTCACGTTAGCATACGTCAGGAAGATTGGTGTCTGTCCGGAGAGAGTCAAACTTTGATTTTGTGTGTAGTTTCCTGTTATCGTCTGGTCCCCGTAGTACCAGATGGTCGGAGTCGACATTATTATCTACTACTATTATAAATGACTAGCAAGAAGATCATTCCTTTCCTCGCCTTCTTTCTTATCGCCAACCCTCGGATGTTTATGCTGACAGGCAAGGTGTTCGGTCCTCGGGTCGCGGATGCTACAGGACGCCCTACTCAGATGGGCGTCCTCCTGCATGCACTTGTGTATGTTCTGTTGTGCCATCTGATGTGGCTTATGGTTTCTGATCAGTAGTTCAAATCCTTCAGGGCCTCCTCAAAAAGCCGCTTGACTTCTAATGTCCCATGATACTCCTTCAGGGTGGCCAAGAGTCCCTCTCGAATATCTTTAAAGTTTTGTTCTTTTTGCTGATCAATTGACCACAGAGCCATCTGGTTCTGGACATCCACGTTGGACCAGACCTGCTTGGCCCTGTCCCATGCACCAATAAAGTCACCTGACCAGTTTTTCTCAATCCAGGATGCCATGTATTTGTAAGAGTGCCGGGGCTCATCACCCCGCTCGAACACATGGCAGACTGACCCGTCCGTCTCGTCAATAACCGTGAGCTCTGAGCCCATCCATGTCAGAAACATTAAATTTATTTTGTTTTATTTTTTTGAAGATGGAGCGCACTAGATGTCCTAGTAAAGAGCGAGTTTTTAAACTGGCCGAATAGTAGATGCTGGTCAGGATGGTTCCGTTCAAATTAAGTTTCCTCCCAGAGTATTAGATGAGCTTGACACAGGCGACGAAGCCGGCCCTGCAGTTTCCATTCAATGGGTCGAACGTTGATTCAATTTCGGGAACAACTGGCCCTACTTCACAGGTTTCGCCGGGCCTAACGCAGATTCAGGGGTCGGCGGCACTGGTTTCAACTGCCCCGACGAGCAATACGGCAGTGTACTTCCCTGGTTCTGCCGGAAGTTATATGAACTTGGGAACAAGTAGCCCGGCAAGTTTTGACTTGGGAACAAATAACCTGTTTGTTGAAGCTTGGGTCTATTTTAACACTCCCCTCGGCAGTGTGAATATGATTGCACAACATGGAACTGGACCAGGTCAAGATTGGGGTTTTTACGTAGATAGTTCCGGTACTTTACATGGATTTATATGGGGAAATAGCTCCACGGTTAATATTGAAGCAACACTTGGAGGAATTTCATCTGCTAAATGGTACCATGTCGCATTCTCGTTTGATTCAGTTGCTAAATCAAGTAGAGTTTATATTAATGGAGGGACCCCCGCAACCGTGACGAATGCTGCGGTTACACCAAATTACAATGCGTCGCTGCCAATTTGGTTTGGTAATTATAATAATGCAAATTATTTAAACGGGTACATCCAAGATCTTCGTATAGTTAAAGGGGTCGTGGTCCCGACGACGAGTTTCACGCCCGTTTTGCCCCCTTTTTCGTCCCCTCTTCCATACTCTCTTACGGGAACGCCCGTCTACACGCTCTTAGGCCAGTTTATCACATACAAGAGCGGAAAAATACAAAATCAAGCAATAAATTTTCCAAATTCTAGTAGTACTGGCACGACTGCTCCTACAACTTACATTGAATACGCCGTTTCTCTAAATTCTACACCTGGTTTTACAATATCCTTATGGGTAAATTTTAACGTTGGCGGTGTGTTTGCACAGGTTGTCCTTATGGCAGGCACCAGGAATATACTGTTCAATGACGGATCTAGACTTCACTACTATGATAACACAAATGACGTATATTTCCCACTCCCGACACTGACTGTAGGAACTTGGTATAATCCAGTGATAGTTGTTTCGGGTACGACAGCAACACTTTATTTAAATGGAAATTCTACGGTCGGAACAACAAATTTTACATCAGAAACAGTTCTGCGTGTTGGAGGTAGCGGTGCTAATTATTCGGCTTGGTGTTCTGTCCAAGATCTTCGCATCTATAACACGGCCCTGAGCGACATACAAGTTCAGGCACTCTATGCGAATGGAGGAGCTCCTAGTGTACCGGCGAGCCTGACTCTTTATAGAGCACAAGGGCTAAGTTCATCGATGACAGGAACCCCCCTCCTTTCTCAATTGTCTGTAGCTCCGGTCGGGGCATTCAGCCTTCGTGCGGTCAATGGCCTGAGCCCTGGCGGTACTGCCAAGGCCGTGAATGTTCGAAGGGCATCTGATAACGCAACACAAGACTTTTACGCGGACCGACTCGGGAACCTTTTGACGGCCCCAGTGACCGGAACGGACCTTGCGACGTGGCTTGGAGGCGCTACGGGCTACGTGGCAACTTGGTACGATCAATCGGGTGCAGGGAAAGATGCGACCCAGACAAATCAGGCGCTTAGGCCATCAATAACACAGGATGCGTCAGGCAGATATCAGATGGATTTTACTGCAAATGGAGGAACGAGTTACTTTAATGCAACAACTGGAACAGTACCTATGCAGACTGCGTATACAGTAATATGCCGTTACAACACGATGGGAAATACAAATAGTGGTATATGTGGTGCGGGCCAAGGAGTGAATAGTCAAGCAAATAATTTTAGAAGAAATGGTAACGGGTATCAAAATTATTGGTGGAATAATGACATAAATACATCGACGGGGTATGCTCCTGGAACTGTTGTAACGTTTAAGTTTACGGCCGATACGAGTCCTACAAATGGCATCACTCACGTATACACGAATGGAACCGAAATAGTAGGAGGAAATATCACAGGAAATCCTCGTTCTGGATGGATAGGCGTTTCGGGTAATGAATTTATTGCCAGAACGATAGTAGCGGGGGAACCTATGAACGGACAAATGTACAGCCTGTTTTTGTTCTCAAGTGCTTTGAGCGACTCCGATCGCATCGCTGTAGAAAATGCATCATAAAAAACCTCACGGAGTATTAGATGGCATCAGCGCCCCAGCCTGCTCTGCTGTGGAGATTCAACGGAACTCTGCAAGAGAGTGTTACTGGTTATTTGCCAGTTGATCCAACCGGAGGAAAGAAGGATCCGGCAGGGTTAGGCGGAACATTCACATCTGGAAAATATGGCCAAGGTTTGCAATTTATCCCAGGCTCATTTTATGGGTTTGGTTTGTGGAACACCGTAGATACTAATAAACCGCTTGCTAGAACATATTTTCCCTATGCCGGTGGAATGACCGTATCTTTTTGGTACTTGCCAACGAGTTTAGCAACTAATGGTTTATTGTTTACAACCTCTGCTTTCACGTCACTCACGTCTTATACGCAACTTGATTTAATATATATATCTTTGGATACATCGGGTTCAATTGGACTAAATACACAGGCAACAACTGGTGCGTTCGCTGTGGCAATGGGTACAGTCGCTGTAAATAATTGGGTTCACGTGACTTTTGGGGTTGATACAACAAATATTTACATGTACATAAATGGAGTTCGTACGCTTACAAGATCTCAGCCATCAACATGGGCAACAACCGACATAACATCATCTGGATATTGGATGGGCGGAATGTCTGTAGGAACTCAGCACTTTGCTACAACAAACGGTTCGATCACGGGAATAATGAATGATTTGAGAGTGTATAGTTCTCTTTTGTCAGCCGCTCAGATTTACGGAATTTATCAATCTCAAGGAATTCCTCCGAGATTGACCGCGACGTCAAATGTCGCCCAGCCTTCTCTTTTGTGGAGCTTCAACGGGTCGAATGTGGATTCGGTCACGGGTTTGAGTCCTACTTTTTCAACTGTAAACACGAGTACGCAATTCGCACCGACCTATGTCACTGGTCTCTACGGTCAATCAATTTACCTTAATAATCAAACTTATGTGTCAAGTGCTCCTAATTGTTATGTACAATATGATAGGTCTCCATTGACTAGTTTAACCACTAATAATTTATCAATAAGTTTCTGGGTTAATTTAGTATCATTATCTTTACCAGCACCTTCAGCATTTTCATACAGAACTATGATCTCTTTCAATGAAACTGGATCTTCACAAACAACCTATTATACCTATTATATTTTTAATAATGTCGTCAATTATATTTGTCAAGGAGCGTTACAGACTAACACTCCATCATATGCATCTGTATATGCAGGTCAATGGTTTCATAACACAATTATATTTTCAAATGTAGGGTCAACATCCTCTAATACTTATACTACTCTTTTTATAAATGGCATATCAATCGGTTCCACAAATGTAGGTAGATATAATACCACATCTAATTTAAGCATTCTTCAATTGGGGCAGGCAGCAGGGGGTGGGAATCCTATGTGGGGTTCAATCCAAGACCTCCGAATCTACAACACGGCCCTCACGGCCGCCCAGATTTACGGAATTTATCAATCTGGTGGGATACCGCCGAGTCTGTCTTTGACTAAGGGACCCACATATCCACTGGCCCAGACGAGTATAGTTTCTTCGGCTCTCGGTCTGTATTCTACACGGGCCCTCGTGAGCACATACACTGGACCAGTTGTACAGGTCCGCCGCAATTCTGATAGTACTACTTATGATTTCATAGCGGACATTTATGGAAATTTATCAAATGTTCAAAATAGCACATCAATGGGTGGGTTTCTCAACACAACGACTGGAAATGTATCTACATGGTACGACCAGTCAGGTGCCGGTAAACATTTTACACAGGCTACAGCCGTTTCTCAGCCCCAACTCGTATTGAACTCTGGTCAATGGGTCCTGTGGTTTAATCGAGACGCGACCCCTACATTTTACGCAAGTATGACTACCGCTTCACCAATCACTGGAGTAATGACAATATTATACAATTACAATATGAGTACAGCATTTAATGATTATACGACTTTGCTGGGGTCCAATGGACTTGACAACAAAGGGTTTAGATTTACTTATCTAAACGTGTGCGGAGACGCTCCTTCTGGTGGCCGCGTTCAGCAGGATTTTCTGGCATCTAACAGCTCATATTTTTACCTTAATAATTCGTATGGGCAAATGGTGAACGAAACCACTGGGACCATAATCGGAAATCAAGGAAGTTTTATAGCATCCGTATGGAACCAAGTCATAGGGACTCAAGGGAGACAATCTTTTTCATCTCCTTATTTCAATTCAATAAATGCGCCCACCTCGGGTTTAGCATTTCGTGCAGCCTATGGGTACCTATCGGAAATGATGTTGTTCAGTGCGCCTATAAATAGTGCCGATGCCCAAACTCTATGGGCACGCACACCCCTTACAAATCCTTTACCAACAAAAACTACATCTGGTTAATGAGCGCCTCTGAACGCGGCCCCGTCTGGGTCGTCTCCTTTTGCGGAAGCAAAGTACGCACTGTTGCCTCGAGATCACTTAGTCGCGTTTCCAAAAGGTCTATATCATTTTGGGCCATCTCAAGTTTCTCTTCTAGGGCCTCCTTGTCCTCGATTGTTTTCTTCAGGGCGCCATACATCGCCTTGAGTATCTGGTCGACGTTTATATTGAGGAAATCTGGAAACCCATGAGAGTCTGACGGAAAGACCGCCTTTGGAAAATAATTAACAACTTCTTGAGCTATAAATCCCAGGGAGTGTTGATCTGTAGGATTCATGTCTGGAAAATTCCATTGAAAATATTTTAAATCTAATGATTTTATCGTGTCATAACAAATTGTCAAGTTTGCTGCGACTATATTTGACTTGACGCGTTGATCTGAACCTGTTTTCCATGTGGAACTTGTCGGTTGACGGCCTCCATCTGTAGACAGGTCCAACTGAAATAAGGGATTTGCCAATCCTATGCCGACATTGGCCCACTGATTTATCACGAAAATTCCGTTGCTGTATCCGTTTGAAAATACCGCAATATTAGACCCCATTGACCCAACAACATGAAGAGTTGCTGTTGGAGTCAATGTTCCTATACTCAGGGCATTTCCTGTAAATATCGTCACGTTCGAACCTCCCGAGGCATTAGCAAAGACGGCCAAGTTAGACCCAAGCGTGATTGGACTCGGCCCGATCGTCAGACCGCTCAGAACACTCATGGTTCCGACCGTCGCAAAAGGGACTGTAAATGTGTCCGTGGCAAATGAGGCATTTCCGTTGACTTGTAGGGAACTCGTGGGGTTGGTCGTCCCAATACCGACCCACGCGTTCGAGTTGATAACGACCACATTCGCGCCTCCTGGGGTTGAACTTGTGAAAAGGGCCAAGTTGGCAGATGAATAACCCGCTACAGATAAGGGGCCTGTTGGTACACTTGTCCCTATACCAACCCAGGCATTTGCATTGATCACGACTGCGTTCGGTCCTCCAGCAACGTTGGAAAAGTAGGCTATATTTGATGTCGATTGGCCGAGGACGTGAAATACATTAGGTCCTTGACCAGATGCTAACTGAGAATTTACACTGATTGAACCCGGTGAAAACTTGTGATATGTGTTTAAACCACCACCAGAATCACCCCCAAACGTCATGCTCGCTCTTCCACCGCCATCCCCATAAGAATACATGTGCCAAGTTCCCGAACTTCCTGCGCCAAAACATATTCCGTTATACTGAGTAGGAGTATAACTACTTGCCGCATTTCCGCAAAGAACAATGTTAAAAGGCTGACTTGCCGTCCCTCCTCCTGCGACATATAGACGGGCCTTGGCGTTGTATGCCTGGCCCGCACCATAATTTGCCGCTGTCGATGGCTGAATTCCTATAAGAACAGTTGCATTAGAGTCCATGGCCATGACGTTATTTGAAGTGGCTCCCGCCGTGTTTGAAAATACAAAGACGTTTGAACCAATTCCTTGAGTCGTTGCTATGAGTGAGGTTCCGCCCGGAGATGGCGATCCCGTTGCGATGATGTTAGAAGTCTGGATCGAGTTTGAAGAAGTCACGTCGGTACTTGCGTAGACGTTTCCCCCTACTTGGAAAGTTGGTCCACCAGATGGCGAAGCGGCTGTTGAATTAATGCTCAAAGAAGTTCTTGTCATTCGGTGGCCCTCACTAATATTGCCATCGTTTCCATTTGAATTATTAAACCAAAAGCCAAGATACCCATTACCACCACCCGCGCTGTTCTGTATAATTTGAACACACCCCTGACCTCCTCCTCCAAAGTCAATTCCGTTATTATACGAAGATCCTGCGGTACTTGAACATAAAACCAAATTAATGGGATATGTTGAGGATCCGCTTCCTGTTACATATAGACGCGCTTTAGATGTGTTTGTATATCCTCTTCCATAATTTATATTAGAAGATGGCTGAATTCCTATAAGGACTATGGCATTCGAGTCCATGGCCATGGAGTTATATGATGTGGCACCCGACGAGTTTGAAAATACAAAGACGTTTGAACCAATTCCTTGAGTCGTTGCTATGAGTGAGATTCCACCAGTGGATGGCGAGCCCGTTGCGATGATATTAGATGTCTGAATTGAGTTTGAAGAGATGACATCTGTACTTGCGTAGACATTTCCCACGACCTGTAAGTTGGCTGAAGGTGTGAGAGTTCCAAAGCCTGAAAGACCAGGTACAGTAACTATCATATAATTTGAACCAGTTGCAGATGGGGTGATGGCGAGGGCGCCGCTTAGCCCATAAGTTGTTTGGGGTCTTAAATTTAATAAATAACTAGATTGATTACCGGCAGCCCCTCCAATAACTGCAGTTGCGCCTAAAAACGCATTCTGAGTGGAGTTCCATCTAGCAGATACAACGCCGTTTGTATAAAATTGATGATTTCCGCGCGAAAAATAATTCAAGTTTGTTCCTGTCCAGTCAACACCGAAACCAAAAGTATTTGCAGTAGTTGTCGTATTTTGGGCAAGTATAATCTTATTAGGAGTTGTATTAGTATTTGTACTATTATCAAAAATTAGAGCATTTACTGGATTTGTTGTTGATGTAACTGTGCCTACACACGCCGAGTTTCCTATAAACACATTCGACTGCTCGATGTGAACATTAGCCTGTATGGCCGTTACTCCCTTGCCTATCAAAACGTTGCCCGTTGCAATGATGTTAGAAGTCTGGACCGAGTTTGAAGAGATGACATCTGTACTTGCGTAGATGTTTCCCACGACCTGTAAGTTGGCCGTGGGCTGAGTTGTCCCGAAGCCGACCGTCCCTCCACCCATGGTCGTTAGAGCTACAGCAGTTCCAGCAGTATCAATACGTGCTC